CTAACAGATCTTAACTAGGCGAAATCGGGCTTGAAAAAGGATAGTTTAAAGGACGGTATACTGTGCTTATATCTATGCATAAATCGAATTTATGCAAATAGTTCAAAATGATAATTATTTTAATAAACAATAATATTTTTAAACATCATCATGTCATTTTATTTTTAAAATATGAAAGGAGTGCTAAATATGGACAGAAAAGACATTGATCTTAAGTTGCAAAAAATTCAAGAATTTAGAGAAAGGGCGAAATCTAAATTAAATCATAGTAATACATCTATACCAGAATTTAAAGCACCTTATGGTCATAGAACACTTTTGGAAATTACACCAAATATGCTAGAATCTTTTCAATACTCTCGTAACTGGATACCATTTGCAGATCACAACTCTACACAACGTAATGATATGTCAATATCACAAGAAAAAGCAATGGTAGTTCCATTACATACAGAAGTACCTCTTTGTGCATCTGCAATGTGTATGGATATGTTTGAAAAATCTTCAATTATTGAGAGAATACGGGGGAAGATTACAAAACTAGCAGAAATAACATATCAAAGTCAACGTATTATCGTCTATAAACATAATGGGCGTATAAGTTTATTAGACACAGATGGTACACATGATAATGGCGGTTATATGGTGTATGAGAAAACTGACTTAGATCTACTTAAATTGGGCGAAGAGTATGATATTAATTCAGATGACTCAAATTTCACATTAAGATATCCTCACTGTTATAATCCAGTTAATTCTATGATGACTCGTGGTAATAACTTCTTAACTATGATGGATATTAATACAGATATGCAAGGAGACTCAATTAAAGTAAGTGAATCATTCTGTAATAGAATGACATTTGCTAAAATCTCTAGAATTTCTATTGATCTTAAAGATAGAATAATCATATCTAAGTATAAAAACATTTTTCCACCACTTAAAACTATACTAGAAGACCCAGTTGTCTTTAAAATAGTTGAAAATGAAGGAGAAATAACAAAACTTACTCAGACACACGATGTACCTATATCTGAAGAGGAAACTCAACTTATAGTTCATCCAAACTCTTATATAAATCGTATTAGAGTTATATGTAATGAACCTATAGAAAATCCAATTCTTGAAAGCTATAGACAGGAATATATACAATTCCGTAAAGATGTTTATAATACGCTTAATAGAATAGTAACACAATATAGAGACATATGTGATGATAAGATTCTTCGTTATCTAGAGAATTTTAAATACTTTGATAAACTTAGAACGTCTGATAAAGTTATAAGCAAACCTTTTATAACTATTGATGTTGTAACATTTGTAAGACCTGGAATAGGGGCTAAAGTAACTAATTCCCATGGGGCAAAGGGAACTATTGAAAAGATATATCCAGACGGAGAATATAAAGACCCATCTACTGGGCGTAATATAGATGTGCTTTATAGTAGTCTTACATTTGTAAACCGTACAATTATGGGATTTTGTGAAGAACATTTCTTATCGGCTGTATTTTATTGCTTTGTAAATGCTGCAAAGAAAATGAATACTGAGACATGTTTTAAACATTTTATTAATATTTGTACGTTATGTAATATCAATTATGATTTTGAAAACAGATTTACTCCAGAAGAAATTCATACATTATGTCAAAATTATGAAACTCTTCCAGTTGCAGTTATGCCATGGAGTAATGACTTCAGTCTAAAACGTGTTTCTGAAATAAGGGCGTATGCAGTTAAACACTTTGGAATGGCTGAAACAGATATAGAAGTGCAACATCCAGAATACGGAGATTTAAATCTTACAGTAAAACATTTAGTAGGTTATACATATCAGCATATAGACCATCATGATACTATGTTTGGTAATAGTAGTACATCTCAACCAGAAACAGATACAAAAGGTCTTGCAAAAGAAAAGAATGATGAGAAAGTTAATGCAGAATCATTAAGATCTAAGAAAGCTTGTAAAGAAGATGTACAACTTACATACAATATTACAGGTTTATTACTAAATCATGACCTTAAAGCTGCTACAGTTAACGATGGAAATCGTGTCTATATTGTAACGGAAGAACTTCGTGCAATAGGTGCTGATATTTATTTTGAACAAGAACTTAAACCTAAAGAGGAGGATTAGATAGATGTTTTTAAAATATAGTAATAATAAAATAGGAAAATCAGAAACATTTATCCCTAATACTACGCATATGCTTAGGTTACCAGATGGACAAATATTAACATTAGATTTAGATATAGGAATAAGAGTAGAATCAAATGGAGATATATCTTATAAAGATGTAGTCTATAAAAAAGATGATGTACAAGTACTTCCATTATCTGAAGTAAGTAATCATTTAGAAAGACCTGGTACTATAACAAGAGCAACAGAAGTAGTATTAAATGATTTCTGGAGAAAGAGAACTAGTTTCCCAGACCCAGAAACAGTTAGTGATGATATACCATTCACTAAATCAATTATAAAAGCTATAAAAATAATGAGTAAACCTAGACCACTAGACCAGAAAGCATCTGATAAGCTTCTTAATGATGTTAGAAATCTTAATAGCTGTGTTGATAACAATAAAGAAATATCATTGTCTGTCGCATCTAGATTATTATGGTCATTTGGTATTAACTTTAAAGATATATTTAATGATAAAATAAATGGAGGTAATTAATATGTTTGGAAGAAGAGACAGCATAAGAAACGGAGTATTTTCAACAGTAGGTGGTTATACAGGAGCAGCTGAACAATATACACAACCAGCATATACAGTAAATTATAATAATGCTATTAATACTGCACAATCAGTATATACATATCAACCAACACCAGTTGCTAATGTAAATGTAAATGATCAAGAAGCTAAAAATAGACTTCTAGATGCAATATATGATAACATATTAATAGATAATAATAATAGAGATTATCTTGCTAGACTTGCGTATATAGTAAATAATAATCATATAGTTGCAAGAAAAGCAGAAGTTGTAACTCTTATTGATAAGATTGTAGAAACTAGTACAAATACTATCTTAAATAAAATAGGAAACGGTCCTTATGGAGATGAATATATCGCAGGACTAGCACAAAGAATTAATCAAGGATTAGATAATCAATTAGCTCAATTAGGTGTAGATTGGAGAGTGTATCAAAATCCAATAACTGCAGATAGTGTAACAGTTCATAAAAATACAGTAACTACAACAGGTAATTCTACTACACAAATGTTTAATTCATTAGGTGGAACTACTGTTGTTAATAGTGTTACTGGAGCTGGAACTCCAATCCAACAAAGTGCTAGAATTAATGAAGCTATACAAAAGCTTAAAAAACTAGTACAAGATTGTGGATTTACAGATATGGATAATGCAAAGAAACTTAAGAAATTCTGGGATGCAAACTTTATAAGAAAATATAAAAACTTTGCAGATATAGAATTTAGTCAAATATGGCAAGCATTAAGTATATAATAATTAAAAACAAGATAATTACATATAATAAGGTAGTATAGGAATATACAATATTTTTATTTTAGGAGGAATAAGATGAATACATTCAATTGGAAAATCGTAATGGTGCATTTATTAATTGGGAGTTTAGTTAACAAAGCGAGGGTTATCTCTATAATGAACCAAGATAACTTTGTTACTGGGGTAGAAATCTACTATAGTGAACCAGAGGTAATTGATAAAGCTGGTAGATATGGTTCTTATTCATTATTAGTTATAATTGACAAGAAGAAAGCTACTACAATACTAGATATGTTAACTGGTAGTAGAAACGCAATCATGTCTAAGTTACAAGAAATACACGCATCAATACCAAACAGCAAATTAGCATTAATACCAACTGCTGAACTTTCTAATGAGTTTAGAACTAATCTACAATTGAACTCAGAAGAAGCTGCAAAGACAGATGCTACTAAAGCAATGGTATTTAATGAAGTTAATGCATTCTATAATAGTGTGAATACATACTCGGCTTCACCTAATCCATTAAAGTCTATTGGTAGTATAATTGAGTCTGATATGAATAATTGTATGAATACAGTTGCAACATTATCTACTAAATTTGCTAATGACCCTGGATTAACATTAGAATATCTAAATAGTGCAACTACAGACGTTGATGATGGTGTATTAGAAAAAGGTATAATTTCTTATTATAGTGGATTTGAAATTAGACCACAATTGGTTATGGACCAGTACAGACAAATATCTTGGAATATGATAGTTAAACCAGGATATACTCTAATGAGAGCTGTTAAAGATGACACTGCATATTCTAATATAGGATAAGAGGTGATTTTTATGGAAAAGAAAACTTCCGGAGTTGTATTAAAGAAAAGATACAATGAGTCAGATCCTAAATTAGAAACTGTTTCATCATTAATGAAATCTGATGACACACCTACAGTAGATAACAGTAATATAGCGGATACTTTAAAAGACATTTATAATAATATAAATGGAAAAGTAAACGTAGAATATTCAAATAATAAACTTAAAATCAACGGGATAAATAATCCCGTTGAAATAGGTTTAAATCTTATTGGTAATATGATTAATAAAGATAAAAGACCAGTTGAAGATATAATCTTCAATAAAACTAATACGGTTACTATGGATAGTAAAAATATATATGAAGAACCATTAAATGCAACTGAAGTTGTAATTACAATGGGAGATATAAAATATTATCTTATGCCAAAGAATATCGTATTAACAACTAACCAGCTTAAAGCTGTTCATAAACTGGAATATGTGAATAAATCCAAATGGCCTCATATGTTAGCTGACGTTATACGAGATGCATATAGCCCTAAAGTAGTAGAATATAGTCTTATGATTGCTACTTTAAATCTAGATGATGAAGAAATATATATGCCAGCTGATAAAATCCTGGAAATAGCGGTATCTAATGGATTTATAACAATAAATAATGAATAAAAGATATTGTGGAGAATTAAGTTTCTCCACTTTATTTTTATTATTTTAAAGGAGTAGAGTGATTATGAAATTTGAACGTGAAGTATCAATGCTAGACAAAATGTATAGCAAGTTTGCTAACGCATTTCAAAGAACTGGTTTCTTAAATAATGATTTATTTAATATAAATCGTGATATTAAAGATTATTTATTTGAAGATGTATTAATAGACCCGTACACATCAAATAAATATGAGGAAGTTCTTATAGCTTATAAAGAAATTCCATACAATGAAAGAATATTGCAAAATATTGTAATGATAAAGAAACAAAATGAGAATGCTCTAGATATTCCAGCAAATATGGACATATGTGCATCATTAGATATAATGAACGTACGTTTATATAAATGTATATTTAGTAAACCACCTATAGATCTTAATATGGAAAAAGGTATAGAAATACAAGAAGTTATAGAGAAGATTGAATATCTACGTAAAAGAGGTTATGTTATTATAGAAAGTGTTGAAAAATTCTATAAAACGCAAGCTAAAAAGCATAAATATAACGTAGAACGTATTACTAAACAGTCTATAATCGAAGATAGTATAGCTGATAATAGTGTAATACTTGTAATTCCAATACCTGAAAAGAATGGAAGCTATAATATAAATGGTCAAATAAGGCAACCATTTATGACTGAAGCTTTTTATTATGAACGTGCTAGATATGGTTATACTCCATTTACATTTAAAGACCGTAAAGGAAAGAACCGTAATAAAGTACGTAAACAAACTGCATACTTTATTCATGATATATACACAAAAGATGGGTATAATAAACCTATATTTCATTTAAAGTTCTATGCTAAATACTTCGTAAATGCATTAGCAGTATTTGAAGAGAAAGAAGCAGAAGATATAGTAAAACAAATAATGGAGCTTGATATATCAGACGAAGTAAAAGATATTACTCTTAATACTTATGAATGTTATCTTATGGACCAAGAAATGAGAAAGAAATCTGGAGATGCAATCCCGAATATTTACCAATGGATAGAAAGATCTCATGATATTGGATTTAATAAGAAACGTGAAAAGATGATAGCTTCTGGTGAAATTGATGAATTCTTAGATAATTCAGAGATTCCGGAGGAAGATGAAGATGAAATATTTGCTAAAAATAATAGTTTTAGATTAGATCGTAGAATGATTAATGCTAATACTGTTATAAAACTTATAGCTGGGTATAGTAAGAAACACTTCTATGCATTATATCCACACCTAGGTGAAGAGTTATTACGTATTTCTGATACTAATAAATCTGTTAAAGAAAAGACTTCTGATAATGCTGTTAAATATAGTAAAGCATTTATTAAACCAATGAGTCTTGAAATATATAAAACTATAGCTTCAAATAGCGCATTATTCAATACATTTAATAATACTAACTGTTTTGATTATAATGCATGTCTACAATATAATAAATACCGTTATTTAGCTGATACTAATCCTAATAATAAAGATAGCCGTGATTCTACAGATATATTACCACGTGAAAGATTCTTAAAATGGGGAGTAGATTATGGACTTGTAGATGCTGTTACAGTTAAATCTGAAAAATCATCAGGGACTCAAGCATTAGTAACAGGATTACAAATACATGCTAATAGAATATTTAAAAAGAGGTAACTATGATAATATATGAATTAGAGTTTGAAAATCATGTCAAGTTAGGTAATTTTAAAATACAACTTGATAATCCTATAGTATCTATAGTTGGTAAAAATGGTTCTGGTAAGAGTTTTCTCTTATCAGAACTTCATCCATACCCGTCTTCTAATAGATATAGTAGTGCGTATTCCATTATTAAAGGCGTTAGTGGATATAAACGTATAATATATAAAGATAATGATATATTTTATGAAATAATCCATGAATATACTCCAAATAATAGAGAAGGACATAGTGCTAAATCTTATTTTAATATAATAAAGAATGGAGTTACTGAAGAACTAAACCCGACTGGAAATGGAAACTTTTTTAAAGATCTTGTAAAGAAATATTTAAAGTTTGACCATAAAACATTTAATTCTTCTCACATTAGCTTTAAAACTAATGGTCTTACTGAGTCTTCTGCTAAGAATAGAAGAGAATTATTATCTGATATAGTTGAAACTAGAGAAGTAGAGAATATGACTAGAAACTGTATAATAGAATATCGTACGGTTAATAATATGCTTAATAAGATTAAAGATGGTCGTAGTGGAGATATATCTGGAACTGTAGATGAGTTAAAACATAAACTTAAAGAACTAGATAGTGAAGAATCTACAAATAATTTCAAAATGGATGCTATGAAATTATCTATCGAAGAAGATAAAAAGACAGTTACTCAATATGATAATTTAAAAGAAGATAATATAGAAGATATTAATGCATGTTTAGATGCTTTAAGTATGTTTTCTGATAATGAAACTGTTATAAATAGATATAATATAAAAATAGAAAATGAGAATGCTATTAATAGATTATTTAGCGACATAACTTCTAGAAAGGATAAATATTATAAAGAAGTATCGCTTTATCAGACAAAACTTAATAAAGAAGAATGGATTAATAAATGCGATATAACGCGTTTAGAGGCCTCTAATAAGCGTTCTAAACTTAGCTTATACGTTAATCCTAAATATATGGAAAACCTTTCTATTGAACTTATAGAGCCTTTAAAAGCCATTATAGATGCTATAAATAGAGTTAAAAACTGTAGTTATAATTATGCTAGTAAAAATGTAATTGATATAATGAAAGAACAAGAAGAAGAAAAACATGTATTAGAACATTTTATAGCAGAATATAATAAGAAGTATAATAATTCTGAAGGCGGGAAAGAATATGAAGTAGAACCGTGTCCGTCAAATTGTGAGCTATATCAAAGATATGTAACTGATGCAAAATGGGTAAAGGAAAATGCTAATAGTTTTAAAATGAGTGAAGAAAGTTTAGCTATAATAAATAGCGATATCGAATTATTAAAACCATTAAAGTTACTTTACAATCAATTACATATAATAGATAAATATACTAATAAAACTATGACAGATTTACATTTAAATAACGATGAATCATTTTTTATTAATAGTTTAACTGATGGTGAGTATATAATATCAGTTTATACATTAAAGACTAATATAGAAGATCTCATTAATAATATATTAAGTCTTGAGAATAGTATAAAAGATTATGAAATAAAACTTGATAGTATTAAGCATATAAATCTAGATGTAGAAAATCCTGATATTTTATTAGAGGAAATTGATAAATTAGAAAAGGATTTAAAGGTTATTAAAACGCATAATGTCGAGTTTAACATTAATCCGTATCTTCTTAATACAAAATATGCCTATATGACAAAGAATGCGTTAAAACAGCATTATAATGCGTTAAAAGAGGCAAATATGAACTATAATAAGTTAACTCTTAGAATATCTTCTGATGAAATGAGTATTAAGACATTAGAGAAACGTAATTATGCTATAATTACAGAAAGAGTTAATATACAACGTATTATAGAAGATAAGATTAAAGTAGAGCAAGAATATAATAGTCTAGATAAAGATAGAGTAGCTCTTTCTAGAATAAGAACTATAATGGAAAAAGAAATTCCATTAATAATGCTTAATAATGTATTATCTTTCTTAGAAAAGCAAACTAATATTCTTTTGGATGAAAATAATATTCCGATTAATATAGAAATAACAGTAGATGATATAAATATACTAATATCGGCTTCTGTTAATGATATAGAAATACCAGATATATCACAATTATCGTCTGGTGAATTATGTTTAGTTAGTTTAATAATGAATGCTTGTGTTCTTACTCTATCTGGATATAAAGTATTCTGTTTAGACGAAATAGATGCAAATCTTGATATAATTAATCGTAAGAAGTTTAATCAAATAATTGATAGTCTTCTTGCAACACTAGAAATAGACCAAATCATATGTATATCACATAGTATAGAGTCTTCTAGTGATACAGCACATAGAATAGTAATAGGAGATATTGATGGAATATCTTTAAATGGAGCTAGAACTGAATATAAAATATAATATATAGGAGAATAGTATGGAAAATAAGATGTTTTTCCTTAAAAAGGGAAGAGGTATTGAATTTGAAAGTATTATAGGCGGTAAGAGTATTCCTTGTATTCGTAGTAGTAGTTCTAATAGTACGAATATAATTAAAATTGTAGAAGGACTTAATCATTTCCTAGAGTATTTCTATATTAATGATAAAGTTGAATACTACAAACTAGGACAGTTTCTATTTAGAAAAATAGTAGAAATGTATAATGATACGAGTTTATTAACTCGTAATGCTGATGAAACTTTTAATGAAAAGTTTTATGAATTAATTGAGAAACATGTAACATTTGACGAATATATAGTCGAGTGTGTATGTAGATATGTTGATGCTATATCAATAGATAATATTGATGATAAACCAGCAGAAACTGAAGTAACTTTGGATAATTTGAACTGTAGAATTATCCATTGTCTTAATATTCTTATTAAAATTGGTTATATATTTAATGGTATATTAAATAATACTAATAATAAGAAAGAAGACGATTACTTACAATTCATAGATAAAATACTTGATAATCTATGTAATGTATATGCAAGATGTTTTCCTATTGATAGAAGTATAGATGAACTTAAATCTGAAATACATCATTTCTTTACAGAATTCTATATTAATCAATGGACTAAAGAGAACACAGAAAACTTTGTAATAAAGTTTAGCGAATTTGGAATGAGTGAGCAAAGACTTGCAGATGATGCTAGAAAGATTATTTGGAAAGCACTTCGTAAGTATACACCACCATTAAAAGATCAAAATGATGAAGAACTTGCAAAGAAATATAGTGTAACACTTAAAGATATGAATAAAGTCGTATATAATATGACTTGTGACTGGGATGACTTTAAATTTGCTAATAAAAACTTATCTAAGTTTATAACATCTGTTTATATGAACATAGTTAAAAACCAAGATAAACGTAAAGAAATTCCAGAAGTTAATATGATAGACATAGTTCAAGACAGTTATTCAGATACTAATAAAGATATAGCTCTATATAGTGATAGGACTGCATTTCTTTATAGTACTCGTATTAAAACTGCTAGAGAGCTTATGGATAAGTTCATAATGGAGCTTGCAACTATATATAAAAATCTATTAGATACTCGTGGTTTAGAAACTGCTGAGAAAATGTCAAATTTTGTAAAAAATAATATTGTAATAAGTAAAGATCATTTATTCAATCAACTTATTATTAATAAATGTTTACTAGCTGTTATAGGAGAGTATAAAACTTATACAAATCTTATATTTGGTACTAGTAACCAAAATATACTTGCACTATTCTATTTTAGAGTAATGGAAGACCCAGAACTTGAGTTCTTACATAACATATGTAGAATAATAACAATGCAAGATAGTAAAATACCAGTTACATCTTTAAATGATGCTAGTATAATGGCATTATTAAATAGTGGAGAGTTAGAAATAGGTTTAGAAGATTTTAAATCGTTAATGAACATGTATATGGGAGATGTGGATACCTATTCGCCAAATATACATGAGATGTACGATATGTTACGTTTATTAAATAGTCCAAAAATGTTACGTAATTTATTATTTCCAAAGCAATATCCTATCGAGTATGATGACTCTGATGAAACTAACCCGTATGAAGAATATACTGATAGGCCAACTGTTGTTAATGATTTATTTAAAGAATTTGTGGGGTAATACATGACTTTAGACGAAGCTTCAGAATTATGGTTTAAATTTATGTATGCTGAGCTTAACCCGAGAAAAAGTCAAAATGGATGGTATAAGATAACTGGTGATAGAATATGTAGTGAATGTCCTAGACATAAGAACCGTAGCTTGTATATATGGTATCAAAAAGATAAAAGGCCATTCCTTAAATGTTTTAGAGCCAGTTGTACTATCAGACGTTATATAACAGTGGAAGACTTTACTGATTTTGGATTTGATAATACTGACGCTATTGTTAATTTACTTAAAGCATCTAAAGTTGATAGTAATATTAAAGAATGGCAACTCAGAACAAAACCAGTAATAGTCCAGGATAAAGTTTTATCAAAGTATCAAATTGATTATCTAATGAAAAGAACAGGTATTCAATTTAATCCAGCATTGATACAATTTTATAGAGTAATACCTAATTTATATCAAACTATTAATGATACATTAGACGAGTCTGATACTGATGATCTTAATAAGTTTAATGTGTTAGGTATTCGTAATGATAAACGTGGAATTACATTTGCTACACGTGATTATAGAATGTTTATGTTTAGAAGTATATTTGGTAATTATAAAGTTAAATATGCATTAGAAAAAGATTATGGGTATACATTATACAGAGGTGTACCAGATCATGTTGATACTATTGTAATTACTGAAGGTATATTTGATATCATAAATATCTATAATTATTATCATAAGAATAAAAATACTTTATATATTGCATCATTAGGTGCTGAGTCTATGATGGAATGTTTATCTTATTGGTATAGACAACATGTGGAAACCGTTAAAAATATCGTTATATACGCAGATAGTGACGTTGTAGAGGAAAATAATAAATTTACGTATAATGCTAACTTTTATAAAAAGTTTATAAGCATTATAGACAAAAAAATTGGACTAGATAATATAAATAAAATAACTCTTTGCTATAATAGAAAGAGTAAAGATTTTGGTGATATCTCACTCGAAATAGAAAAGAAAGAAGTAGTTTTATATGAAAATAATGTTAAAATGTAAAGAGTTTGAAGATTAATAAAATTGGTGGGAGAATAAACTCCCACCTCTTAATATAATAGGAGGTAATAATATGTTATTTAAAAATTTCAATGGAGCAATTAAATTAATAGAAAGATTTGTACACCCAGAATTGGTAGAACATTTAAAGAATTCTGATAAAGAAGAAGATAAAGTAGAATATGAAATATCTGTAATGTATAATAAATTAATAAATAAAGTTATGCCAGCAGCAATGATTAAAATTTATTTAGAAAAAGGTAAATCTATATTAAAATGTAACACTTCTAATAAAGAAGAAATGGAAAAATCTTGTGTTTATATAGCAGATTTATTAGGATTTACATTTGCTCTTAATAATGCAGTAAACTTAGCAAAAGCTAAATATAAAGTAGATGCATATGGAAGTATTACTAGAAAAATAGAAAATAGTATGTTAATAAGACTTACTAGAGAAACTTGGTCATTTGCTGACAGATTTGGAGCATCTATTTATAAAATTTCTAAGATATTAAATGCTCCTGTATATGAATCTAATGATATATTAATAAAAACAAGATTACAATCTGATGATAATAATACTATATTTGGAAATTATGATAGACAAACTGATAGTGATATTATTAAAGCTAAAGAAAAATTTGATAAATTACATAATGTATTTGATAAAGTATTCTACATATTTAATAGTATTGAATATGCAGGATTGGATCAACAAATTGATTCAGTTTGGTGCTGGATAGATCATAGTCAAGTAAATGATGGTATCAGAACTATAGGATATGAAACTAAAGGTGGTATATCTGTAGCTATAGAAGATAAATCTATTAAAGGTATATTATATACATCATTTGATGTATCAGTATCTGATACAATGATGGTACTTTATAGACTAGAAAAGAGTGCTGTAGTAGACGGTCAATATAGATAAGGCATTATTTTCATATATTTTTACATAGGGAGAGGTAGCAATATCTCTCCCACTATTATTTTTTTTGCGACTGGAGATGATTAAAATGATAAGAAATGTTGATCAATATTCAATTATAGTACATATGGGTGTATCAACTAGACTTAGATATCTATTATATGATATCAAACAAGAAATAGAACCAAATTTAACATTTGATGAATTAACTAGCCAGATTTCAAAATTACAAGAGATAATTATAGAACATCTTGAGAAAGTATATGATACTACTATATATACAAATAAAGAAATGCTTAGTCTTATTACAGAAAGTATAGAATATAAATCTAAACCAATTAAAGACTTATTAAAGAGCGACTTTGATAAAGAAGAATATAGTAAACTTATAGATAATATTAAAAAAGATATGAGCAAATATCAATATTATTTAGAATTAATAACAGAGCTTAAAAGATTACATGATTTAGCTTCATATCTAGAATCATATGAAATAGTATATGATTACTTTAAAGGTGAAGAGATGGATTATAATACTGGTAGTAATATACCATATGTGTTAATAGTTCAACTTATATGTAAATATTTATACTATAGAGCAACTAAAGATATTAATGGTAATAATTATTATGATAATGAGTATATTGATGAATGGATTAAAGATACTATGATAGATCTTATCAATGATAAAGAAAAGCATAGAGATATTACCGGTACAATAGAAATTACGAAGGAATTAGGTATAATAGACAATAAAGATTATAAATATTTAATGGAAAAATATAATGAGGTTAAAGATATTAAAAAGGAACACTCTTTATTAAATATAGATACTGGACCAATGCAATAAATCTTAAATCTTCAATAATTACATATAATATAGTAGATAAAGGTTAATAACTTTATAATAAAATTTTAGGAGGAATAAAGATGGAAAAAACGAGGTTTGAAAATTTGGTAGAGAGTATTGTACATGGGTATGAAACTACTACTATAACAGACGTTAATACTATACGTATTATGTCGCATTATCCAGATAAAGAGAAAATCTTTATTGAAGGTGATAAGTATGGGGAGTATTTAATTGGGAAGTATAATGAAAGATATAAAGACTTATCGTCTGATGATACTTTGAGAATGTGTTTGTCAGATATATCTGCGATTCTAGATAATATGAAATTAGACGGAGATATATATGATACTGCGAAACTGCCACAAAGAACACCAGAAGAATTAGAACTTATGGTAAAGAAATTAATTGAGGTTGCATTTTTGCAGAAACTAATGACACAACATAACATAGTATTACTAGTAGAAGATATTATCAAAAATGATAAAGACTTCTATACAAAATTTGTAAAAGAAAATAATGAAAAAATTCCTGCATTTGATATAGCATGGAATATTTATATTGTAGGATTATGTGTTGTCCCTTATAGACAATCTAAATTCTTCAAAGTAGATTCTAATGTCAGATTAATGATGAATATGAATGAGTTTGGTAAAATGTATCCTACTATATTCATAGATTTAGCAAAGACTACAGGTATTATAACAAATGCAGAAGCTGATCTATTATATAAATATGTATCAGAGAATACACAGCCAATTAAATTCAATTAAAGGCACTTTTTAGAGGTTTTAACTTATAAGCTATACAAAATATCGTTTATATGGTTAAAACCTCTTAAACTTATTATTAACCAATATAAAGGAGGATGGAAATAGGCATGAAAAATAAAGTTAAATTATTTGAAATAATCAAAGAGGATGATATTAAATCCAATTATTTGGAGAAATATGTTAATTTATGTATGGTGAAGTTTAAGATTTATGATGTATGTAGAAAGCTTCTTGGTAATGTTAAAGGTTATATAAGATGTAAGGAAACTAAAAGGTTTCAATATATAACTGATAGAGAGGAATTGTTAACTAGTAATAAGTTACTATCAGATTCTCGTATTCTGACAAAATTATTCATAAAAGAAGTTCATAATAAAATGCTAGATAATTATGGACTAATGAATGTTACAGAATGGTTTTTAAGACATGATACTGACTACATATATGACTATTTTGCAGTAATTGATGATCATATTAATATTATAGATATGCTACTAGTTTTAGGAATAGAAATTAATATTTTCCAAAATGAAGCTGCAGAGAATATATCTACTATATATCGTTTACCAATAGATAATTCTATTCTAAATAACTATAATAATATGGAAGGATTGAAACAGCATATAACTAGAAGAGTTTTATCAGATTTATCATTTTATATAGCATATGATAGATTATATGGTGTTAAACCAATGATAGATAATGCATTAAATGATAAATATTCAGATATTAGTCTAAATGATAAAGATATAATCAAAATGATAATAAAGGTATTTTCAAATTATAAACTTTTTGATAATAAATTATTAAAGAAATTTGAAAAAGCTATAACTAAATAAAATAATATATAATAACTGGAGGAAATAGAATGATAAATAATAAATTAGTAATAAGTAATGCTGCAAAACAAATTGAGAAATTGAGTGAAAGATGCAACCATTGTATGAATAATGTAGAGAAAATAGCTTCAATTTTATCACCTACTAGTAGTCTGTCTATTAGACTTATAGTATCTAGAAGAACTATAGCTGAAGAGACTGTACAAGCAATAGAACATGATTTACTTGCTACATATAAACATATCAATAGAGAGTATTTTACCAAAGTTACAAAAGGTATGAATATAACTATAGATAGTATAGCTCATACTAAGAATGATTTACTAAATAATAACCTTGGTGAACACATGATTGAGTCATATCTAATAGAATATTTCATTAATAAAAGAATGATAGAATATATCTCATTAGATTTGGCTAGATTTATATTAAGAACTATTGAGTTGCCAAATGATCTTAAACTACTGGTAACTACATCATCTCCTATGATAGCATTTAGAGTAGGTAACTTCTTAAGAGATGTATTAACATCTAAAGATAAAGCTGCTGCAGTTGAATGTTTTAGTGATATATTTAAATCAAGTACAGAGATAAGACTATTAAAAAATTTAATAAGTATATCTCAAGTAATGACTAAACGTGAAGATACTGAAGTAGTTTTAAATACATTAAATACATTGGAGGTAAAAGATGAAACAAATGGTAAAAATTAATGAAATCAAAGGTGCAATTGCACTGACTAAAGAATATGTAGTGAAATTAGAGAACTATAAGTTTTATATCCAAAAGCTTATAGCCTTAAAGAATGGAGTGAATCTATTAAATGCTGATGAATATTACAAAGAAATGATATTTAATGAAGCATTTGCTCTAATAAATACAAAGCTATCTGAATCAAGAAGTAGTCAATATAGTATGTTAATAGATGGATACATTTATATAAATGAAACTAAATTAATGAATATATTAAATATTGATAAAGTAAGTGATATATTTAATTTAAGTACAAAGGATTTTAAAGCTATAGATCAAGCAGTTGATATATTAATAGACTTGTATCTATATAGAAAGAACTCACTTAAATTCAAATGTATGGAAATTGTAGAACATATGTATGGAATGTATAAATTATTCTCATTAAGAGAAGATATAGATGAACATATGACTAAATATGCATTAATAAATATAATAGATTTCTTAATGGCTCCAGCAAACAGTTTTGAAGATCATATTGATAGAAATATAATATCTCAAGCATATATAGATAATTGTAAAGATACTACAACAGTAGAAGAAATCAATATAATAGAAGATATGTATAAATATATGCCAGAATTATTTGATTTTTACTTTGGTGGTATAGATGCATTCTTAAGTATCAGAGATATGAGAAAGACTGGTGATCAAAATGAAAACTAAATCAATATATAGTGTTAAATGTGCATTACATGAAACTATTAAAGAGGTGTTAAAACTTCAAGATGAATTAGAGTGTATAAGTCAAAATTTAAAAAATATAAGGAGATATGCCAAAATTGAAAAGCAGAAGTGGGATTTTCCAGATTTAACTCGTAGTGGAAACTGTATTGATATGAGTACTGCACCATATGTTGCACTTGAAAATGCATTTTGGTTCTATCATAAAAGATATATAGAGAACTTAAATATTCATACTAAAGAAATATTATCAGTAGAATACTATATTGAAAATCAGTATAAACATGGATTCAATATAGGTACAGCTTATTATAATGGTATTTATCTTCAATTTACAATAGAAACTATGATTAAAAACTTGGTGTACGCTATGGTTAGTATGCTATTTAATCATGAATATTACCAACATGAGAATTTATATACAGGATACCTTGGACTTCTTGAACTTAAGAAACATGATGTTGGAAGTATATTATTAGAAAAGATAATATTATTCTTCTTACAAAACTATAAGAAGTCTAACTTAAAGAAAAAATGGAAAACTGACTTCGGTAAAGAATTTGTTACAGTTACAGAAAAAACACAACGTAAAGTTGATAAAATTATAAAGAAATATAGTGCATATTTTAACTTATTTAAATTAAATTATGATATTTATGTAGAAGGAGTGGAGTATTATGACAATAGAAAATAAAGACGTGTTAGATATCACAATAGATGATATTAGAAGTTTAGCAATTAGATACCTTGTAAAATTATCATATGGACAAGGTGTAATGAAGATGATATATGATTTATACCCAAATGATATGATTATTACATTAAAAGAAAAGATTTTTGAGAAAAGAATGGATCTTAAAGCTAGTTATGATTCAAGACCTTTACCAACTGATAATTTTAGTTATCCAGATTATAAAAATGAAATTCAAACTCTTAAAGCGTTTGAAGATAAACTTGATGAAGATTTTAGCAGAGATGCTATTGGATATTTAACTTCAATTGATAGAGTATTACTTCAAATAAGATATATTATACTATGGAATATTGCTGCACTTGCACACAGTTTTAATGTCCCACATAGACATTATAGACAGACATTAGATATGGTAACAGATGTTCTTATATATAATATAACAGGAATTGAATCAGAAGATTCAAATAGAAAAGACAGACTGTTAGAATATAGTAAAAATTATTCTAACGTTCCAGCAGTTAAGGATTTCTTAGATAAAACTGGATTAAATATATTATTAAGAAAGGAGTAAATTATATGTCAATATTTAATGGACACCAGTTTGTGGATAGTGGGTTTATGATTGGACGTAATATTCCAATCATAAGCGACATTGCCAATTATATAAATAATAACTATTATACAGTACAAAATAATATAGTAGTAGATGATGAAACAGTAATAGAAAAAGGATCTAAATATCTTTATGATGATAAGATAAAATTCATTATAGAATATATCCCTTCTATAGCTGGAAATAATAAAAATATAATAGGTGTAGTTAAAAAAGATTTAAAATTTACTAAAGAAGAATGGAGCAAATACGGGATCTATATACTTATATTTATACATAACTGTGTAACACATATAGGTGATTCTAGTAAACCTGAGTTACATTTAGATTATGAAGTACATGATGATTTATCTTATGAGTTGTGGCGTAATAAATCAGCTAGACCAAGTCATTCAATTAAACTGTATTTAGGATACCAATATGCTGGAAATAATGATGATAGATGTAAACTTTTAGAAATGGATTGGAATAAACTCGGAGAATGGATATATAGAATACAATCTACTACTAAATATATCAATATTGCAAGTGATTTAAAGTTTGATTTTGATGATTTATATATAGAAACAAATGATGGAGTTATTAAACAAATATCGTTTGCAAATATTGGAATCTCTCAAGTATTCAAGTCAAGACTTGATAACTATTCAGCTGATTCTAGTAGATATAGTAATAATGCTGTAGTTGAAACATTAGTGTTTATGAATATATTACTAAATAGTATATATCCTTTAGAGTATCCTATGCAAGTATTGGAATACCTAGTTGATAATGCATTAGTAGTATATACCAATGATAAATTGATAGTTACTAATAAAATAAATAAAAATCAAATAATAAGTGGGAGGAAATAAATATGGATACACTTAATAAATTAAATATAAGAAGATTGGAATATAAAAAATTGTATGATGAGTTTTTGACATTTGTGGATGATTGGCAATCTAAATTAAACATTGATATAGAATTAACTAATGATGTTAACACTGTAAGTATATATCCAGCTATAGAACTTGCTTATGCCGGTTTAGATGTCGACTATAGTATAGAGATTATAAATTTAAAAATGACAAATGATATATTTAAAATGAGGCTATTTTTAATCTATAAACTATTTCCACATATATTTGAAGATTCTAAACTAATGACAGTTAGAGGTAATAAACTTGTGATTGGTATAGCAAAGAATGATATATGTTATAAGTATATTAGACATGCATTAATAAATTTAAATAAACTTATAAACTTCCTAATACCATATGTGGAATCATTCCTTGCTGGTTTAGGACATTTGAAAACTGTAGATTGTACTCTTAATCTTAAAGCAGATGGTATAAATCCTTTATCAGTATTTAGATTAGGAGTAACATCATATACAGAATGTAATCATCATGGGTTAACATTAATGAGTCATGAGTTTAGTGAACATTTTAATACATCAAATAAACGTTCGAGAGAAATTGTGTACTTCATGTTATTTGATGTATTCACAAAAAATTGTGATACTGATAACCCATGGATTGAAATAAAAGATCCAGCACCTATATATCATTTACTATATAATGAAACTAAATATAGTATAATACATCAAACATCAGGAAATACTAATTATAACTTCTACATTGAAGTAACTGATGGTAAATAATAAGATAACCCCAATATAGATATAATTCTATATTGGGGTATATTCTTTTTTTTTACATTTCCAAGAACCTCCGAAGGAATGAGAACTTAGCCTTTTAATGATTACATATACTATAGTAGATATATGTAGCATTTATATATTTTATAATTTGCGGCTAAAATTATAAATAGCTAAATTCTCATGTATCTAAGGAGGTGAATGAAATGTACTCTCTAACCACAGTTCATTCAATGTTGAATAACTTTAATAACCAAGATTTAATATCTTGTAATTATGACGGTTTTCAACATGATGTTAATTTATACTGTTATTTAAAAGAATTGTATAATAACGTTAAGTCTGAATTTGATATAACTACAGATGATTTATCGACATTAAATTATCTAAATAGTATGTTAAATGAAGTTCAGAAAAGACTTTATTATCATTCTAAAATAAGAGGACAAATTAACTAAATCCTCACACGTTCGAGGGGTCGTGTATAACTAATCCCTCACATTCTTTTTTGTTAATTAAAATGAGTACTTACTTAATCTTCCAGCTTCAATTTCACCTTTAATAAATGCAGCAAAGAAATCAAAGTTCCATTTTGCAAGTATTTGATTATACCATGCACTAGATTCATATCCAGCAACTGCCCATCTAATTGTAAACCCTCTATCTACTACTTTTTTTGCTTCATCTATAGTAAGAATCATTCTATTACAAGGACTTACATCTTCTTTATTATCTAATATTTGGCTTCCATTTCTTCCAGATACACTAAAAGCATAACTTGCTTCAGGATAATGCCATTCTGGTAATACTGCATGTACTTTTTCAGGTGTTACTAAATCAATTTTTTCTACTTGTTTTAATTCAACAGTTTCAGCATGTTTAACTTCTTCTTCTGGTTTATTAAACATGTCTCCTGATATTAAAGGTTCTCTTTTCTTTTTAGGTTGTTCTAATTCTTTTAATTCTTCCACCGTAGGATTTTCTACAGTTAATTCTTCTACATTTTTATCTTTTGCCATTTTATTATCATCTCCTATATTATTAATACGCTTTCTTCACTAGCTTTCTCAGTACTTTCGATACTAGCTATTTTCTTTTTAATTGTGTCATAATTTTGCATAAAAATCATAAATAATGATAATTCACCCATTATTTACCTCCTCTATTGAAATTCTTAGCATATGTTGGTTGGAAAACATCCTTACTTACTTCTCCGTAATGTTGCTTTATTATCAATAGTAATAAAGTAGCACCGAAGAAATCATCTATATTATCCTTATCAACATAATATTCATCTAATTTATTTACTAATTTATCAAATGTGTCGAAATCTTTATCCATCCATGCATCAAAGAATTGACATAATAATGGATGTCTGATTTCATATGTATAATAACAACTTTTAAGATATGGATCTATAAATCCTGCAGTATTAAGCATATCCACTAATACATAATCTGTATTATATAATGTACTAAATATCATATGATTACTTTTTTGTCTCAAATATAATTTTATATTATAACTATATCTAGGAGTATAACTACCATATTCTTCATTTATTTGATCTCTTATATCCATAAGTTGATGTAATATTTCTCCAGCACCAGATGTAACTCTATTATCATCAGGCTCTGGGAATGTTTCAGATAATTTAGCAAACTTTCTACCTAACATTTTTTCATAAATAGAAGTCTTATAATTTGTAGTAACTCTATCAAATGCATATATATTACTAAAAAATAAAGTATTTCTATTATGTCCATATTTTAATAGTCTATGTGTTTCTTGTAACATATCATTCGCATAATAATTAAATATATAATTACCATATAAACTACTATGGAATGCAAATACGTCTAACTCTTTGTCGTAAAATGCTTCAACTAACATCTTTTGAATACTATCCATAGTATTCTCTAATGTTGTCATTTTATTATCTGTGTCCTTGTCAACTACCGTACTCTTACCAGTACCAACATTTTCACTTTTATATACAAGCCATTTAACAGTATGCTCCATTAAATCTTGTCTATTTTTAAATACTGTAGATTCAGTATAATCTACAATCCATACTTCTTTATTGATAAGATTTGCTGGTGTTACCTTAGTAACCATAAACGGTACATCTATATGCTTATGGCTATAAGGAATAAAGTGATCTCCTTCTTTAGGCTCAATAGTTCCACCTAATACCATAGTCTGACCATCTGCTAAGTTAATAGCAAGACGTCTTTCAGTATCTGGTTTATCCTCTATTTCTTGACTACTACGTCCATAATGCACAAAGCCTTCAATCATATTAAATCTTGTAGCATCATTTTTAGACTTCATTAAGTTTGCAGTTTCACTAAATGTAGTTTCATTTGGATTTATGCTCCACCAATCAGAAATAACTGACGGGTTATTCAACATACTAGTTATCGGACTATCATACCAGGTTTTATTATTAAGACCTATCTGTAATTCGGCTTGTTCTCTTGTTGGTCTTGGTGCGGTAGTTTCAGCTGATATTCTCTCTACCTTAGCCATTGAAGAAACCTCCAGTATCATCAGGTTGAACAGTTGTAGTATTAGTATTATTACCCATAGTAACTTCTTCTTTAGTATCAGGAGCAGTTTCTTTCATATCATTACTAGCTGTATCAAAACCTTTAGCCATCTCCGCATTTCCAGCTTCAACCATATTACAACAACTATCAACTTCATTAGTAATATCAAATACTGCAGATAATAAACCTGTACTACATTGAGCATAGAATGAGTTTAATTTAAATATAATACTATACCATCCGCTCATATACGCTAATATACCAGTACTAATATTATATATAACTTTAGAATTATCATTTCCACCTTTAGTAGCTCCTATATTATCTTGAGCATTTCCACCAACTCCAGTGTCAGCTTGTACAGTTTGTCTTCCAGCTGCAGTTTTACTAGCATCATTTTGAATAGCTGCATTCATTTTTAATTGATCTTCTGATGCTAAGTATTTACTAAGTCCATTGCTAAATGCCATTAATTCATCTATTTCTTTCTTTGCAGTTTTATTAAGTTGGTCTGTATGTTTCTTAACAGATGCTCCACCTTTACGAATTAAATCTACAAGAACAGAAGCAGTACTCTTTTGCATAGTTCCACCAGCTTGACCATTAATTAGCTGTACGAATGATTTAACCATACCACCAGTTGCAGCTTCTTCATCCACTTTATTAGCAAACTTAGAGACTTGATCTCTCCATGCATTAGGATTAAATGTTATAGTATCAGCGTCAGGAATAAGTGCATACTTAAGAGGGTTTAAACCTTTTTTCTTTTCAGATTCTTTAAGTCTAGCCTTAGATTTAGCATTAAGACTTCCCATATTTAGGAAATTTACTGGTAATCCATTCCACCAAGTACCATCTTTCTTAACCCATGCTCTTAATATACTACTTTCACCATCTTTAACCATAGCTGAGTTATAAGCTTCTACAGATTTTCTAGCTATTCCTATCACTCTAGATATTTCTCCCAAATCGACTTTATCTTTTACTTTAGTTAGTTCTCTTACTTTATCCATAAGATCGCTTGGAGCAATTAGTGGTGCCCCAGTATTACTTTCAGTAAAAATAGTAGTATTATCTGGTTTTACATAGATTTTACTAGCATCTAATTGTATTCCACATACTTTAGAACATAAATAGTGATAATCTCCTAGCATATCTATTATTTCTTTGAATACTTTAGCTTGAACCTTATAAAATTTGATAGTCATAGGTTGTATAGTTGCAACATTCATATAACTCTTAGTCATAATCATATTAGTTGCTCTAGCTGCAATCTCTTTAAGCTTATTATCAAACTTTGTAAGTTTCATGAATGTAATTTCTAATTGTTCTAAACTTTTTCTTAAATTTTCTATAATTTTCGGTAGCGCTTTTTTAAGTTGGTTATTAAAAAATCTAAGTAAATCATTTGATTTACGTAACATAACACCAGCTAATTGTGTAGCTCCTCTTGTAGTAGTCTTAGCCATTTGGTATGTATTACCTACCATATTAAGTCCACCTTTAGCTAGATCCCATATACCTTCGGTAGCAAGTTCGTCTACGTCATCGCTAAGTAAATCTATTTCCGTCGGCATTTCGATAGATTCAAATACCAATTCACACTCTTCTGCAAATGATGTCTTTGTGTATTCTTCTAGGGAAATTCCACCGTAAGTAACAAGTTTCATTAGAATTTACCTCCTTTTCATATGATTTTAAAACATTCTGTTGTTTCTAAACGAGTTGTAAGTATATTGTTTTGATGGCTCATTTTGGAACAACTACCTGTGAATTTTAATAAAATTTTAATATAAAAAGGAGGTTTTTACAATGTCTTTGAAGTTAGATGATACTAGAGACTTGTTGATGCAAGTCGATAGAATGATTAAAGCAGGACGTATGAACTTTTCATTACTAAGTACAGATAGTTATAATCAAATAAAACAAAACGAACTCTTTATAGACTACGGTAAGGACGAAAATGGAATTCCTATAGGACCGCTTAATAATAATTTCCCTAAAGATGGAACACCGATTAGAGGTACTATTAAAATAATGGGACCTAAAGGACCTGTAGATATTACTACATTAACTGGAACTAAATTACGTGAATTTATAGCAAACTTTTTAGAAGTTTCTGTTACTAGAACTAAAGATTATGAACCTAGTATGTGGTTAATGTTACGTCAAGATAATAATGGAAATACTGGTTATAATGATTCTACTATAGAGCAATTCTATAGATTTATACAAAAGAATAAAAAAGAACTTACTCCATATATAATGCAAACATTTAAAGATGGTAAAAGAGATGTTCTTATTCCATATATAACATCAGATCTTATATTTTATGATGTATCTAAGATTATAGAAAATGAAAGTATACACAACTTAGATGACGTTATTAAATTATTATATAAACTTAGTACAGATATAGCTAGTAGTGTTACCGCTAATATAGAAGCTCTTACTAAGAAAATGGACCAATCTATAGTAAACCTAAATGAAACAGCTATACGTATAAATAACACTATAAACGTTTTAGACGACAGTATACGTGATGTAAAAAGTCAGCTTAATGATATGACTACTATCGTAGAAAACGCTAAAATAGTATCTAATAGCGCGTTTAAAAGCAAAGTTATAGATCTTAAGGCTGGAGAAGTATTAGTTATACATACAAAAGGTGGACTTCCAGATGAAAATGATAGAGAAATACCACCTATAGAAATACCTACCTACGGGGAAGTAGATGGACAAGATCCTAGAAAGATACTTAAACTTATCTATATATACCATAAGCCTACATATATGAGTGTAACAGAACTAGTTAATAAGAGTACAGGTAGTAGTATTTCATCTAGCGAACTTGATGCATTTATAGTAAAACATAATAGACAAGCATTTTATAGACTAGGAGATAATAAACATCTTACTACTAATTATAAGTTTAATGATAATAAAACAGTTATAGTAAATCTTGATAGTATTTACCAAGATGAAAATAATGTATTTGAGGAAGATACTGAAGATGATGACGTTAATAATATATGTACATTAGATATTAAATTTGTAAATAAGTTTAAACGTGAGTTTCCTGATAATAATGGAAATAACTGGTTAGTTGGAACTCAAAAGATTAGTTTCTTTAAAAATGAAACTCTTATGTACTATCATTTAAATATTCCTAGTGGGTATATGTTATATAATATGCCATCTACAAGTGCTAGACAGGTAAATACATTTTTAAATGGTTACCAAGTTAAAACTGACAGTACATTAATAGTTGATGTAGTTCCTACTAATATAGCTACAGATATAACTGTAATTGGAGACGAAAGTAAGAAAACTTATACTAGAAATATGCTATTTGATGATTACTTTAGCTCTACAGAAATATATGATATAGCATATAAAGGTAAATATACAGAAAGAACTACTAAATATTATACAAATGAATATAATTTAAGTTATACTCCATCAATTGATGTTACAAATGATGAAATCAAAGGTAAGATATCAATGATAGATGGAAGATATGGACTTCCTATATTCGAACGGGACAGTAGTAGCCGTAGATTTTTTACGCTAAGACTTAAACATGAAATATTTGACGATTCTAGCTGGGATGCTAATAAACTTGGAGAAATATGGGTTACTTATATAGTAAAACCTAATGTTACTATAGAACTAGCAGACTTTGAGTATGATATAAATACTCTTGAAATAATCCCTGATAGCTTTGCTAATCGTCTTACTAATATAAATGATGACTTTACTACAAATGGTAGAGGTACTACATTTGGATATAAACTTAAATCTGGTAAAACTTATACAGATATAGATAAAACTGCATTTACTATAAAACCTACTAACTGGTATACAGATACTGAGCTATCTAATATGGATACATTAGTAAAAGCTGCAATTATAACAGCTGATGATCCATCTATAGATATAGAAAATAAAAAGATTATAGATAAAGTAAATATAGTTGGTATTAGATATCAATATAAAGACTGGAACCCTATACATAAGAGATGGGAAAATGTATATGAACCAGGAAATAATAAGAGACTTTATATAGATAAAGGTATAGGTATTATTAAAGATAAAGAAATAGGTCTTGCACATCTTAATACAGACTTTATCTATAAAAATCCTGATAAAACTACGGTTGTAAATGATGTTGTATCATTAATAACTGTAGATTTATTATCTCATAAGGAAATACATAAAATCGTAAGATTTATTTATAGAGACAGTCTTGACAGAGACTTATATATAGCTGAAGCTAAGTATTATGTCGGAGATGGAATGAAAACTATAAGTATGACAGATGTTAATAAGTACCTACCAGATTATTTACAAATAACAGCTAGTACATTTACATCAGTTAATATAGATATGAGTTCTGCTCCTACTATAGACATTGTAATTAAAACTACATCTTATAAAGTAGAAAAACCTCAACGTACAATTCAATTTAAGTACCATCTTGAAGGACAACCTAATAATATTCTAGCTACTAAAACAGTAGATGTTACTTATTATAATAATATAATGAGTAAGGAAGAAGTTCCAGGATTCCTTCAATATCCTACCAAGAGAGAAATGTATATTGATACTAATATAGTTGGACTTAAACGTTTCTCTGATAAGAGTAACCATAGATTCATTCCAGTAAATACTGTTCCTAATTATGATATTACTAACGATATAGTAATGATACCTGTAAAATCTTATGGAGAAAATATCTCTATATTACAAATTAAATATACAGAACATAATACAGTATCAGCTAGAATACCATTAGATCCATATTATGAGTTAGTTACACAATTACAAACTCATCCATTAGCTAATATAATAAAAGAACCTTATAAATACAATCTTAGAGTTACTAAGACTACATATTTTACAACTGCGATTGGACAAGCATGGACAGGAAACTTTATAATTCCTAATGCTACTAAATTAGAACTTACTAAAGATACTCCAATTTATGATATAGAAGGTTATAGTTCTAGTTCTACTAGATATAGTGGATGCCATGATGTTTATACTCATATAAATGCTAATATTCCAGCATGTGCAATGTATAGTTATGGAAGAGATATTATTGGTTCTGGTATAGCAGGATTTGTTAATAATATGGTTCGTTATGATTACTTATTTAATAGATTATTATATAACTGGGTAAATCGTAGTAATTCTGAATATATTAATAAAGCAGTTTGGCATGCAAATGGTCTTATGAATATAAGTCCTACTGAACTTCCTATTAGAAAGTTTATTAATGACGGGTCTAATAGTATTGCATCTTATCCAGATAACCCTACTACTAATATTCCAGTTATAATAGAATTCGATATAGTAACTAGAAATAAAGAGAATCAAAAATCTTTCTATAAGCAATTTACTTTAGGTAATGCTAGATATATTAGTAATCCATTAGAATCATTTACTAATATACCTAATATAATGAATAGATACGTAGAAAATCCACCTGGTCATGTAAATGTAGGAGATTATTTTATATGTGATTATCCTGCAATATTATCACCAGATATAAATAGATTTAGCACAGCTAATTTACAATTTAAAAACCAAGCTGAAGATAGATTTATAGCTAATTCTAAAGAATTTATTAATAATATTAAAATGATTAATAAATCTGGTAGTGAAATTAATGGTATTGAGTTATTAAATGTTCCTAAAATAGAAAATATATTAGGAGCTCCTCGTAATCTAACTAATATAATGGCTACTAGTGGACGTAATCTACGTGCCGTTGGTGTGGTAGAACGTGAAATTTCTGAAGCAAGTTCTAGACAAGTTCAAGTATATCCTAATGCTAGTGGATATACTCCAGTTCCTAAACCAGTAGTTCCTAAACCAGTTGAATATACTAGTGCAAATATAAGACCAGAAGCATTACTAGCTCCTATTATATTAACTGGAGAATTTAATTCTGCTAAAACTTATATAGAAATAGGTCCAGGAATTAATGCTTACTTGCCTAAAGTTGCAACTAATGATCTTATAAATGATATTAATAGACTTAAAACTTCTGATATCGTTGTAGCACAATATGGTGCAAAGTTAGGTTCTAATTTAATATCTATGGCAGAAATTTCTCAAAATGGTGTAATATATGTTGGTGTAAACTATGATATGCAATTTACATTATGGTCTGCGTATCTAGATACTTTAGTTACAAAGGTGTATAAGAATACTAATAATATAAATGATATAGCGGTATTCGTTAATAGACATGGTGACTATAACACATTTGGTCTTACACCTCATAGAAATACCGTAATAACTAGAGACGCTACTATAAGCGTACCTAGAGGACTTAAACTTACAGAAAATATGACATTAATTAATGGATATGCTGGTAAACAGATAGAAGACTGGAATAATGACATAGATATATCAAATCTAGGTCTTACAGAAGACTTTACTGTTCCATTAAGAAAACTTTCATTTAAGAACACATACGTGAGATATGATGAACTTAGAAATACAATAATGATTCCAACAGCATATTGGAAACCTGGAATGATACTTACTGTAAACTTATATACAAATAATGAATTACATATTAAATATCGTTCCCTTGCTAAAAACGCATTAACTCCAGAAGAAATACGTAATGGAATGTTATTATTTGATTTTGGTCAAAAACTTAATATTCCAGTTGGTGCTACAGTTGGATATATAATTGAAGCTCCTAATTATGTAACTTCTAATGAAGTAAGAGGAGTTGTGCAAATAATATAACGGGAGGAAATAAATGGAAAATGATATAAGAGTTGCCGTTATTTTACGTGATAAGAAATCACGTAATGATTCTGCAGATACGCTTATACTTGGAGAAAGTATTCCGTCATGGAATGCTGTAGAACTTCGTACAGTAACTCCAGAGCATGATGTAATATCATTTAATGATACAGATGCAGAAAATTTAGATAAATTAAAAAAGAATATGCTTATTCCTCAAAAAGAAGGAGAATCTTTCGATAAAAATGGGAATATGGTAGATGTGGGCCAAGATATTGATCTTGGCCTTATGATTATAAAACGTGGAACTGAAAGATTTACACAACCAGATCTTGAAAGTTACGCTAAGATACTTCAAAATAATAAAGAATTATTAGAACCATATGTTATGCATACAAATGTGGATGGTAATAGATGGAAAAATATACCATTTTTAAATGATGAAGTCGTGTATACTATAACTGAAGAAGATATAGGAATAGCTGATAATTTAGCTACTCCACCTGATAACACAATTGTACATAGATTAACAGTAGAGGTTATAGTAGACGGAAAAGTAGATACTGTTAATCATTACGATGTTAAAGATGGAACCCTAATAGATAGAAACTTCATTGGATTCCAACTTACATACCCAGGGTATAAATTAAAGGATGAAATTGATCCTTTTACTATGCAATATAGTTTCACATATGAACTTCATTATGTATCAATGTATAAAGTGGATAATGTTATAGATAATACATTAACTGATAAATTCTTTAATGTTACAATTAATTGGGTATTAGAACCCATTAGATATAAAAAAGCTACTACATGGAAATTCCATGAACCGTATACTGAAGTGGACTATGTGCAAGATGGAGAAATACCAGGAACTTCTGGAACTTTTACTATGGAAAATGTTAGATATGGTACAATGATTACAAATCCATTAATGTATGTACCTAATATTAGTATAGTAAATATAGAGAATATATTTCCAACTAGAATAGTAAATGATACTGTTATAAATATAGTTCTAAGATATACCGCTAATGTAAGACTTAAACCTGATGAATTAGCAACGTATGATTATAGTGCTATAAAGTTTAATAAAAATGGAGGTTCATCATACGATGGTCTTCATATAATAAAAGATGGAAACTTTGTAATGCCAGAACAAACTTTTAAAAATCAATCTACAATAGAGATTAGATTTAAATGGCTTAAAAATAGATCTGATAACCAAAGAGTTAAAATAACTCTTAAATACGAATATGACGATGATGCTTCTAACTATAATGTTAGTATAGAAAATATCATTAGTTATGCTTATAAATACGGAGTAAATGATAACTGGAAAGTATTTGAAAAAGCCGAAAGTTATAGACTTAGTGTATGGCAAAACGTAACTGAGAATGGAACTAGTGGTAATTATAAATTAAACTTTGATAATCTTAATAGATATAAAGAATATGCTCAAGGAAAGATGCTGGTAACTGATAAAGGATATAATCCTGATGTGTTCCATGTAACAACAGCAGATGATCCATTAGATAAAATAGATTATGATTATGCATGGGTTTATAAGGATGATGCTGAAAAGAGAAAGAGTTTAACTATAGATAAAGATAAAAAGATAGATCTTAAGAATTTTACATCAATGAGTACTACTTCTAGACACTATCAAATATATGCTATAAGTCCTAGATGGGATTATCTATACTATGTTAAACCTACTCCAGCTCAGCCAGCTCCGCCACCAGCTCCTAAACCGCCTACACCTACACCACCACCAGCTCCACCAGCACCTAAAATGGTTACTCTTACTATTAATGCTAGAATTAATCCATTTAATTATATTAGGACGGGAATTAGATATGGTAAACTTTATAGTCGTAGAAGTGAAGAGTTCAGACCTAGTCAACGTATTAAAGAAACTCCAACACATAATCCGACTAATAATATGTCATTTAGTTATACAGTTGCTCAAGGTACTACTGTAAATCTAAATATGAAGTGGCATCCATATTTAAGAGTGGTATCTGGATATACGACTAGTATTACAGTTAATGCTGATACAGTTATTAATGTAGTGTTTGCATATACACAAGAAAAACGTTATGATGCAGTTGGTGGAACTATCGATGAAGTTCATATTGTAGAAAACAGTAACTGGTTATATATAAATAGTTCAGCAACGCCAGTAGATCCATTTATTTTAACTAGAACAGGAAAACATACGGTGTAGAAAGGAGATTAAATAAATGAGTGATATCTTTTATAAAGATCATAATTATAAATTTACAATAATAGATTATGAGTTTGATGGTAACTTAATTCACTCTGAAGAGTTATTAACGTTTAATAGTAAGACTGTCAACCTTAATATACCAGCTGGATACACGTTAGCAGAATCTCCTATTATAAACTTAGGAGAACGTAATACAGTTCATGTTCAACGTAGTATCCTTACAAATACTTTACTATTTATAGATAATGTATCAGGTGAAGTTATACATAGACAAAACTTTACAGGATATACTGGAAATACTATAGATAGATCTAGTATTAATATGCCATATGGGTATAATATTACAAGTTCTGACCCTATAATTATAGACGGTGCTAGAAATAAACGTATAATGGTTGATAATAATATTATACCTGTAATTAAAATAGACCCACAAAGAGTTTTACATAAAGTAACTATTAAATATATGTTTAATGAAAAACTTATTGGTACTGAACTTGTATCAGTTCGTGGGTGGAGAAAACCTATAATTACAATACCAACTGGTTATAAAGCTAAAGATTCTAGATATTTCGATGGATGGAATCCTAATAAACCAGAATTCATTGTAGAAGTGTTACCTAAGGAACAAAGAATCAATATAGAAGTTCGTGACAAACGTAATAACGTTGTAGTTCGTAATATATCTCTTAATGTTCCATATGATAGTGAGTTTAATCCAGCATGGGTTACTGATGTTGTAAAAGGGTTTAGAATAGGCACTGACGGGTACGACCATGAAATTATACGTAGTAGTGGTAATTTTACCGTATATGGTGAATTAGAGCAATATTGGAGCGTTAATGTTCCATTTAAAGAAAATCTTACTGGAGATCTTAAAGACGATATTAACTTCCCAGAAATAACATTCCAAAAGAATGATATGATTAATAATGCTAAAGCAAAAGCTAAGAAAACTAGTATATGGAAACATCCAAACCAATTATCTGGAATAACAGAATCTCTATTTAGCTTACATAATTCTTCTAGTATATTAGAAATTAATAATCTTATTAAAGAATTACGTAGCGACAATGCTTCTAGTTTACAAACTGTTACAGACATAGTTTCAGATAAAGAAATGAGAGTTAAGATTAATAAGATTATGAAGAATGATATGTTCTTTAACCGGCTTATAGATCTTAATACATATAATAAGATAGATCTATTCCAACTAGATGAATATAGCTATAATAGTATAGAAGATTATCATGTATCAGATGCATTAGAGAATATTAATGCATATAATGAACGTTTCCTTGAATATACAATGAAATTTCCATTTGGATATATGATAAGTAATATAAAAGAAGATAATATATACCATAGTATTATGAGAGATTTAGTATTCTATAACGAAGCAGATGATAGAACTTCTGTTATTAAGTTTGATATTAATACTTATAATACGCTAATAAGTAAATTAAATGAATATATAGACCTGACTATAGATTTAAAAACTAATGTGGCTACTGGATATACAAGCCCGCATTTAAACCTACATGAAGATCTTATAGCATTAGCTAATGGTCGTATAATACGTGATTTACAAAATGTTCCGTCTGATGTAAATTTAACAACTATTCCAGAATATATAGGAATGAATGCATACGGAAGACTTAATGCTAATATAGCAAAACTTAGACTAGCTATACTAAATGAAGACGTATATGGTCTTATAATTAATAGATTCAAGTTCCGTAAATCTGATATACCAAATGACCACGGACTAAGTCCAGACCATACTTGGATATATGATGATTACGGATATTTAACATGGGAAAATGCTACAAAGTTAATAGAGCTTATACAAGACATATACAATCTTAGTGGAAACCTTACTATAACAGAAGGGAATAAAGGTAATAATGAGCTTATAGCAATAAAAGAACTAGATGTTAGTGCATATAATAGAACATTATTACAAAAGATGTATGATTTATTCTATCACAATATGGATAATATGGTTGAGACTATATTAGCAGAAGAAATAAGAAATCATATACTTGAAAATAATGCGGTTAACTCATTAAAATATAGTTGGGCTAGATTAAAAGTGAATTTACCTAAAATGGTATCTAAATTTATTAATAATGATATAGAAGTAATGACTGCAGCTATTTTTAAGAAGTTTGTATATCCATTCTTCTCATTATTTGAAATTATGTATACTGTAGCTGATAATAATCATACTTATAGTAATATTTACAAAGATTATAGTTATTATCGTAATGAAGCTAAGAAAACAAACTGGCTTTCTAAAGAAGATGATATCTTAGTACGTAATGTAATGAAAGATATGAGTAAACTTATAACTATATTCCGTAAATACTATAAAGGTGGAGGACTTAATGAGTTCTATAAAGATGTTATAGAAAAAGTATGTCATACGCCATTATCTACTAAAGATATTCAAGCATTTAATGGAATAGCTGGAATAGATAATATAGCAAAATTAAATCGTTCATTAGATTATAGACCAGCTATATATCTTGATGATATATACCCGGATAACGCCCCAATTAAGAGATTATCTTGGTTTGGTTCTAAAGAAATTACTACTAATGAGAGATTTACATACTCATACTTTATAAATGATAGTAGATTTGATAATGTCTATATTACGCCATCACATACATGGAAAGATTTAACAGTCGATATCGACACAGAACTAGACGACCGTAATGTTGACTGGTATGTAGACCCTAAAGATGAAATAGAAGTTAAGAAAACACGTTATTTAACACTAGAAGAACGTATTTATAAGCTTATAACTCATGTTCTTAAGAATAATGCAGTACTTCTTGACAGATATATAAATCTAATTAATAACTTCTATAGTTCTGTAGAAGATCCTATTAAATATGGTTGGCATAAAGTTCATCTTAAGAATATTAATCTTGATGATAGACTTATTAGAACTATGGGTACATTTATAGATGTGCATACTAAGTTTCAAAATGTTAAATCTGAAATAAATAAAATTACAGATACTACAAAGCCTTACATATTTAGCAATACTATGAGTATTACTGATAATGCGTCTGAATATGTAAATGCTAGAATACAATGGAAGAATGATACTAATGTTCCAAAGATTAAATGCAGTCTGTTTGCTATATATGACCATAATTTACATGTGGCTAAAGTAGAATGTAACTCTGATGGAGTTCCTATTAGAGTATTTACTACTGTGTATGGAAATCGTGAATGTAAACCTGTATTTATAGCTCCGGCTAATTCTGATAGTACATTAATTATTAAATCTGGTGTAGATTTTACTTTAAATTGCGATACTGCAGAAGTTATTGCTAGTAAAATCAATAATGCAGATATTAATAAGTATGATAAAAAGATATTACTTGATAGTAAGTATAACGGAGATATCATTATAAATCATACAGGAGAAACTCCTACTGATAAGACTATGATATGGGGAAGTAATGAAAATAAAACTATATACAGTAAGTTTGAAACAATTGGTGAAATAGATGAAATATCTGTAACTCCTGAGTTTAGTGATCTTCTTGTAGAATACGATTATCATGAACGTGAACTTAAACCAGATTATAGACTAGATACTATAATTGAGAAGAGAAATATCATTGCTAAGAGACGTTATTGGAATGAAAATTACCAAGAAAGATTCTTATTATCAGTTGAAGGATATCATATACGTAAGAAACAGCTAATTAATATTAATGCTGAAAATTATGGTAATATAATATTCAATGATACATTATCTTATGAAGATATTAAAGTATCTCCAATTGCAGTTCCAGTAGTAGTTAAACCACATGAACTTAATGATAAAACATTTAATTTTACTGCAACATTTGTAAATAAAAATGGTCAACCAATAGTTGAAACTGAAGCTATAACTAAAACTAAGGTTGTAGAAAAGACTATTGATGGTCGTATAAACTATAAATGGACTAAAAGACATCCAGAATCTATAAGATATATTCCTAGAAATGGAGTATTCTGGACTATAGGTGCACAATATTATATTGAAATTATTGATAGTGAAAACAGAGTGTATACTAGAAGTGGTACTGTGAGTATAGATGATATTAATAATGGATATATAGAATATAAAGTAGAATCAATGCCTGAAGGAAATATAATATCTACATTTGTAATCCAAGAATTAGGTAAATTCCGTTCAGTTGCTTCTATTGACCAATATGAGCAATATGAAGTATTACCAGATGATTATTTCGTAGTTAATAATATAACTCTTGATGTAGTTGACCAGCTTATGAATAGACGTGTATTAAATGAGATTGCAGATTATGAAAGATCTATTCTTAATAAGAATGCAATTAAAGGACAAAATCTTCCTTTAGTTCTTCCACCTAATATTAAGATAGACGTAGATACTCTTGCACCATATGTTAGAGTTAAGATTAATCCTACAGATGATGAACATTTGGTATGGGAATATTCATTTGCACAAGACAGATTGAATTATAAATATAATTATCAAAGATCAGTTGTATTAATAAATGAAAATAATGCTAAGAGTAATTACGATTTTATTAAGATTATTGGTTCTTATAATAATTATGATGCTAAAATAAGTACATTCTATAACTTATATCCTAATACATTTGTAGCAAAACCAGGTAAATCTTATAGAATAATAGTAGAAACTTGTGACTTTGATGGTACAGAACTTAATACTTATGAATATACTAAAACATTTACAGATATTCATGTACCTAATACTGATAGTAGTAAGTTCCTTAAGAATAGTACAGATAATACATATCTTCCTAATAGTATAACTTTCCCAGATGGAAATGAAAGATTTATATGGATGTATAATAATATAGATAGACCATTAATAACTGATACTAAAATATTTGGAGTAACTAAAGAAAATAATACACTAACAGAATTACCTGATTATGATAGTTTAAGTAATATTAATGGTGAATATATTAATAATACTACAATGGAAGGAATAGATTACGGAGAATACATAAAGTGGACAGTTGATACACTTGTTGGATATCCAGCATTAGAAGAAAGTGAAACTTACTTCCGTAATGAAAGAATAAGTCCTTCTCTTATAACTGCAAACTTAGATGTATCATTGAGTGCTAAAGATGGTACTGAAGACGATGACGCTGACTACTTTATAAATGCAAGTTTTACACATAAATATATTCGTGATAATAATACTAAGATAGCTGTACAATTATATACAGTTAAAGATGGTGTTGAAAAGAAACTTGCTACAAAAGTAGTAACATATGCTGAATATATAAGAAATGGATTTGTAAGCTTCCCTCGTGAAGATGTTAGTGAAGATGAAACTATTACATATAAAACTAAAATAGCTTTAATAAATGATATACAAATAGGAAACGATAGTGACGTTATTGACTATTATGAAAGTCCTAGAAATAAAACTGAATACGAAGAAGATTTTGTAAGAACTACGCTTCCATTCTTTGATAAGAAACCTGATGATATAATGGTATTAAATGAAAATAAAATTCATATTAGAAAAGATGATGGTGTATCTTATACAGTTGGAACTATGGGACTTGTAGAAATATTTGATAGAAACCATAATCAATTAGTAACAAAAGAATTTACAGTAAATGCTGCCGATGTAAATAAAGGTGAAGTAACATTTGAATTAGATCCTACATTACCACAAATATTTACATTCCATATTTATATGCAAGAACCTGGAAAACTTCCAGCATTACCATATGTAACATCTGCATATCTTGCAACATGGAAAATAGAGGATGCTAAACCTACTATAACTACAAGATATATTAATGTAATGAATGGATTTACAAATGATAATCTACACATGAGTATAACTAGATTTAAGGTTACTATTAAAAAGTATCCTAATAAACCTATAACTTCTGGTGAAATAGATTGGAGATTACTAGTTAATAAAACTAGAGGATATATGATAAATGTAAATGAAAATATAACTCTAGAAGTAGTAGAACCAACTGAATATTTAAATAAACCAGATAATCTATATAAAGAGTATGAAGGTTCGAATGATGTAATAGATAGTAATATAGCTGGATTATCTTATTATCCAGACCCTACTAATAAATATACAAGAGTAGACGATAGCTGGGGTTATGCGGATATGGTTGCTAACCAAGATGATACGTTTTATAATATGGATAATAGAATAGATGTAGTAAATATGATTAATAATACTGTAGAAGATAGCGGTAATGCTGTTACTCTATATGCTATTACAGAAAACCATATCGGGTATGGACGTTATGATAAGAAAGATATAACACTAACATATGGTTATCGTATAGTTAATGGTGTAAGTGTTCCTGTTACTAATACTATTACATTTAGATGGAATCGTTATGATATACGTTTAATTGGATCTGATATGTTACATGTTTATGCAGAGAAATTATTTGATCTTACTAATAAAGATAAAAAACTTAACGACTTTGTCGAAATTGAAAAGATGACATTAAATACAGATATTCTTAAAGAAATTACTGGAGTTAATAAAAATGCTACTAAATTTTCTGAAAGTATGTCTAAATTCTTTACTACTAAAGAGGGTGCTCATCTATACACAAGTAATGAACCTATTGATGGTTATGGTAATGTTATATATAATATGATTATTCCAAAACGTCAAATTGATATGAGAAATGGTGGGTTAATCAATATTAAAGAAGCACCAACTGATTTTGATTTAATTCCTGTATTAGGTAAAGCCGCTGGTTATACTAAAGATACGATTGATGGTAGCCGTAATAATTTCGTATGGGTTACAACATATTTAAAATTTGGAGTTTCGTTACGTGCTAGAACCGCTGAAGATAGTAACACTGATCCAGTACTTTATAAAGATGAACTTACTATTATGTATAAACGTTATAACGATAATAGAAAAATATATGCTAATATTAAAGATCTTATTAATAAAAGTGAACTGAAAACTGATAATGGTGAGTACGTGATTAATAATGATGTTAAAATAAAATGCAAAAAGTCTGGAGATATTGAACGTGAAACGTTTGGTAGATATGTGCGAACTGGTTATCCAGAAGCTGGATATATGGATAGTATATTATCAAATTACGCAAAGTGGAATTATGCATTATTAAAAGAGGAAGATGTTTACATTAATAGACAGAACCTTACATTAGATATCAAATGGAAAACTGGTGAATATATGCCAGAAGTATTAAATGGTAAATCAATACGTAATAGATTTTTACCAATTGGACCTGATTGGGAATCTAAAGCATTAGTTTTAGATGCTAATACAGACATAACTCAATTTGACAGTGCACCGGCAATAAATAAATACTGTATGGTAGCTGGTTACATGAGAGGTACTTACTATGATAAGTTATATGGAGAATTTAAAAATCAACAAGCTATGGTTAACCTTACTTTAAATTGTAGAATACTTCCATTTAATATAAAGTATAAATATAATAATATAGTAGATAGTAAAGTATTTACTCCTACTAAAGTTATTACATTAAACTATACAGTTCCAAAACACACCGTTATAGATTCACAATGGTTAAAATATTATACAAAATTTGATAATGAAATACTTTCGTCTAATATTAATCAAGCTATAACAGCAGACGGTACTATAAATGTAGATTTTACATATAATAGTGAGTATACAAATAATAATACTCCTCTTATATTCCCTGATATAGTATCTAAACCTGATGCTGAAAATAGCATTAATATAACAGAATATGATTTTATTTCTAAAACTGACGTAGTTGAGCCATTTGGATTCAAGAGTAAATATGTATTTAGTAAATCAGATATTAATGTTATATTTAATAGATCAGTTGTACCTAAATATACACCTACATCTAAAGATAATCAATACAATGAATTTAATGAAGCATATAAAGAAACTATGACTGTAAATGTTGATATGTCTGAAGTTACAGATGTATTCAATAAAGATACTCAATACACTTTAACTATAGATAATGACGACCCTATAACATCAACAATAGGAGATAGTTACCCATATGTTAAACATAATAAAGAGTATATTATTAGTAATAAGGACATAAATAAGCATCTTAATATTAATTATAAAATAGGCGATTATAATGTTACTAAAACTTTATCAGTTAAAAGATCACCTAGTATTATGTGGGATGTATCATATACTAAAAATAATAAATTTAAAGTAAAGTTAGATATAGATAACACAATTAGCGAAATTGATGTGGTCGTTAATCCAATTAGAATGAATAATGATGAGTATCACGAATTTAAAACTATAAAAGTTACTCCAGAAGATAGAGATCGTGGTTATGTAATATTAGATATGTACCAACTTTGGTATATTCAAGAGGAGTATAGTAAACTAAACGTAACATATCGTTCTATATCTGAGTCGACTAATAATGTTATTTATCTTCCATCTAATGTTAAGTGTGAAACTAGAACTATAAATCAAACTGAAGGTGAAGGAAATCCAGAAAATTCTGATAAAATTTATGATCTTAGTATTAAGTTTAGAGTTAAAAACATTACTAATGCATTAAGATATGGTAGACTATCTGGACTTGTAGATAATACAGGGGATTATAGAACTCCAGATGATTGGTCTAGATTTGCTGCTACTAATCCTATAACCATAAATAATGTAAATTATACAGGATTAGATACAGAACTTAAAGAATTTAGACTTAATGTAATTAATATGAATAGATTAACTACAAGTAACTTTATTCTTCCAGAAGGTATAGAATTTGCTAAATCTGGATGGCTTAATAATGAAATTGAATCAAAGAATCTAATTTCTGGTATTAAAAATGAGATAATAATTGATATTAATATTAATCCATCTAATGAAAAATATGAATATAATGAAAATATCGACTTAGATATGACTAATTTTGGTCTTAAATATGATAATAATGAGATTGCTAAAGAAGGAAGTCCATATAATGCTATTATAACTACTTCTACAGCAATTAATCCAGATGATGCTCCAATAGAGATAAGATTCTTCTTATATCGTAAGGATAATAAATTCTATGCATTGTATGTATGGGTTCCTTATAAAGAACTAGAATCTATAAAGGATTATACATTACTAAATTTAGTAAATAATGTAGAAAAGTATGAGTTTAGAATAGTTGAACAGTTATTTACAACTGATAATAACCTTAAACCTTTTAGTAAAGGTAAATTCAATAACATTCTTCCAACAAATACAAGATTAGAAGAATATGGAATAAATATGTCTAACTTTAATATACAAACTATTAGAGATATCATAACTAACACATCGGTTAAAGATTCTAATAACTTTATATTAACAGTTCCAGATATACAACGTTATATTACTAGTGATAATAATATAGTAATACCTTTATATAAGAAAGATACTTTAGCATTTAGAGATTCTTTACAATTAGATAAACTTAAAACAGCTATAACTAATTATAATAGGTTTATATATGAAGGGGAAGCTGCTAATAAGGAAAATTCTAAGTATAAACCTGTAAGTATTAAATATAGTGAAAAGTATATCGTAGAATATATTAATAGTCCTGGATTTAGTATTAGAAATGATATAGATTACATATCTTTTGATATAACTATGTCTAGTCTTAATAGTACGACTACTAATAATATTAATATTTATAATAGAGCATTACGTAAATCTCCTTGGTATTATATACCAGCACTAGGATCATTTGATTCACATAATGACATATTACCAATTAATATTATTAAAACTGTTACTAATATAGATAAGAATACTGAATTTAATAAAATTAAATATGCCGATATATTAAATGATATATTTACAAGTAGTGATTATTTTGATAAAGTAGTTAGAAATATTAGTCAATTTGATGATAGAATTCAAACTATTAAATCTAGAATAAATGCTAGAGTATTTAAAGAATCTATAGAAGCTGTTTATAGTCAAGCTATTTTAAACAGTAGTGGAAATCCATATGAACCTAATCTTACTATAACTAGTACAAATGTAGACTATAGTAAATTAGAAGACCTAGGACCAGCTACATTAGCAAATCGTAGTTCATTATATGGATATTATACTAATGAAACTGAAATTATAGACGGAGATACTTCTAAAACTTATAGAGTACTACATTATAATATACATTTATTAATAAATACTGATAAAGTATATAATAATGCTAGGGCAGGACTTCGTTCTAGTGGTAATATAGACTATTATGTAGAATATTTACCAAACCCTACTGGAGTTTATAATACTATTGCAGATAATAGTGGAATAGTTTATAATAATCTTAATAATGTAAAACATAGTTATTTATATGAAATACCTGATACAATAGATAACGATTATCTTGGAGAATATACAAATCATTATATTTTCCATTTAAAAGATATCGTTATAGATTGGGAATTCATATCAGGAGAACACCAAGTTATGATACAAGATTTATTAAATATTCATAATATTTATAATCCAACTGAACTTGGAATTAATACTCAATGTAATATAAATGTACCAGGGTCTGATCTTAATGACAAACTTAAAGAAATATTTGTAGAATACAAAGGAAATACTTTAAGTGACTTTAATATGCTTGATTACATAGATAATATAACATATAAAGATACAGATAAAGTAGTTCCAAAGATAACTATAATCAATACTAATAAACTAGAAGCTGGAGAGTTTACTATTAGACCTAAAACTAATAAATATACTCCTACACCACCATCTGAGTTTAATAGAAGTAATTTCTTTATTAAACTTGACATATTTACAGACTTTAAATATAAATATGACATTAATGATGAGGATAAAGAGGTATTAAATGATTTTGTAAATGATATTTCTATAATGCTTGTGGTTAATAAGAAGAATAATTCTGTATATGAATTTGAAAATACTAATGACTATAAGTTTGATATGTCAAAATCTAAATTATTTATTCTTAAATCTAAGAGATTAGATAAAATGGAAATGATAGCTAAAGAATTCGATAAGAAATGGCTGCTATCTAAAATAAATGATAATTTAGATACTAGAATAGAACAATTATTAAAGAAGACTACTATTAGTCCTTCTTTAAGACGTATCTTGTCTACAATTAAATCATCTAGTATCCCTGCATATGAATGGTTTATTAATGGTTATAATGTAAATAGTATTTCAAATGACAATATTATACTATCTACTAGTGAGGAAATTAAGGGATCTACACTTATTAATGCTATTATTTCTAAAATAGATTATAATTATTCTATTAAGAATAATATGTATATATCTGTAGTTGAACCTCTTAATTTAACTATCGACTTGGATGTAGTTCCTTCTAATAGTTGGAGTTTAAACTTTATTTATAATAATAAAGAATTCTATTCTACTAGATTATTAGAAGAACCATCTGAAGATACTATTAAGAATATTTGGTATAGTCTAAATGATAATGAAAATATGACTATTTTCAAGGATAACACAATAGATATGTACACTAATACTATCAAAAAGACTATTTCTGTATTTGCAAAAGATATATTAGATACACATACATTAACTCTTATATTTAAGTCTAATGTATTTTCTAAAGAACAACGTACATTTAATATTACAAAATATTCTCATAGTACTATATCTGAAAGTGAATTTTGGGATATATTCCAATCTTCAAATGTTCATGAACATTTTACAACAAATGTTCCTAATATAATAAAACATTATGACTTTACATATGATACTACGGTTATAGTTAATATGAGTACAAAGTTGAATAAACCTTTAGAAGATATACCAGATGTATATTATGGTGCTAATGTAAATATTAAAGTTGGAGATAAAATTATATCTAGAACATACTTTAAACCGTATAATACAGAACTATCTTATCAAGAAATATATAATGATATGATAGTACCAATAAATAAAGAACATTATTTGAATGATGATATTAAACGTGTATATTATTTATTTAAAACATTTGAAACTAAGATTATAGATAAAATGCTTGATATCAATATAGAAACTGTAGAAACAACAGATCTTATTAATAGTAATACATTATTTAATAGTGACACTCTACCAGTTAGAAAAACTCCTATTACTTATGATATTCCTATTAAGAGAACTGATAATGTTACTCGTCTATTAAATAGTATAAATGAATTCGATCCTAACCGTAATACATTTATCACTAATATAGGTGATACAAGTATAGACATTGAAGCTAGATACGCTAGATTCTTTAATCTTCCATCAAATGCTTTAGATATTTATTACTCTGAGCCTTTAAAACAGGTTATAAGACGTTTATCATTACTAGAAGACAGTAGATTAGAGCAATTATCTCCTCGTTTAAATGAAGTGCGTAGAAGAGCTATAATTGGTAATATGCCAGTTACTCCATCTAGTGTAAATATAGTAGATACAACTGACACTACTATTAAAGCAATAGATGTATATAATATTAATATAACTGCAACACATGTTAATATATATTTAAATATACCTGCATTTTATGATTTATGTTATGCTGTAAATTATGAACCTGGTGATATGCTTACTGTTGCTAGAGTTACTTCTGGATTTAATATCCAAAATAAAGTAAAACTTAGCTTTAAACGTAGCTCTGATATAAATAATAGTAAGATACTAATTGCTCATTTCTGTGAAGATCTACCTGTTGTAAATCCACTTATAATAGATGTAGCTAATAGTAGTTATACTTTAGCCGGTAATACAATAAATATTACTAATATTAATGATATAACAGATATAGCAAAAACATTAAAAATACGTGGACTTATTAAAATGAATGATAAAACGCTTCCTGAAATTAAACGTGTTAAAAATAGTGGACTTTGGTTAAAACAAACTTCCGCTATATATGACGAGTATACTGATAGTGAAGTAGAATTTATAGAAGATTTCTATCCATTATATCATACATCAGTAAATCCGTCTGAAACTATAGCATTAGTAGATAATAATACAAATATAGCTTATGCTCGTACTTCTAGTGCAAGCTGTATTATATTTAGAGACGGGACAGAATTCTATCCTATATATAATGATATTTCTGCTCTTAAGATATTATCAACTAGTGGAGTTTTAAAATTGTATTAATACATAAATCTACCTCCTAAATCTCAGAAGAATAAAAACTTCGACAATTACATATAATAAGGTGACTTATATCAAAATATAAGCAAATAAACTTAAAATTTTTAGGAGGTAGAAAGATGTTGAATGATGTATTAATGGGAAATGTGTTATTTGGAATATTTGTGGCAGTGGCGGTTGGATTGGTTATGCTATTACTCATATTAGGATATGATAGACTTTATAATACTAAGTATGAGTACAATGAAATTAGTAATCTAGAATTATTAAGCGAGTATGATGCATTGGAGGCTATCTATAATGATGCCACATATATGAGGTATAGTTTTGCTCTAGTTGAGAATAAACATAGAGTAAGAGAGTTAAGACTGTTATGTTTGGAACTTATGTACAAGAAGCACGGGAATAGTCTTACAAATGTTATATTGTACAAAATTAGTGTACTTGAAAGTAACTATGAGAATTTACTTGGGTTGCAAGCTAAATATGCTCCATCTGAAGATGAAATTAAAAGTTATTTAGCTAAACAACAACCAAAAGAAGCTATCCATGAATTGGAAGCTGGATATTATGGAATAATGACAGACTAAAAATAGGGAGGAATATATAATGAATGCTTTAGCTGATGTAGTGTATGCGAATTTTGCGAATCTCGTTTATTTACGTAACTGGGATTCAGTTAAACGGGGTTCTGAAATTTCAGAAACTATATGGGATGACTGGGCAAAAGACCCAGCCAATTTGAGTAGCAAAAGCAGGTTCTGTTATATGGCGTTCTCCGAAGATGAAAATAATGAAGCCCCTTTATGGGATAGCCACTTTAGGGGTTGGACTTATTTGTATAGCGGAAATGATACTATTATATATAAAGACTTATTTGGTTTAGATCTTAATACTAAATCTAATGGGTTTTATGCTGCAGCCTTTGTAAGAGGTGAAGATGTAGTTGTATCATTCCGTGGTACAAATGATTTTATGGACATGATGACAGATATGGAGCTGGCACTTTTTGATAGATACAGTAGCCAGCTTACATCTGTCTACTGGTTTATACGTCACTGTAAAATATTACTTGGAGAAGGAAACTGGAAATTTTATTTTACAGGACATTCATTGGGAGGCGCATTAGCACAATTTGCTCATATAATTAATGGACAAAATAATAAGGGGATTACTTGGAATGCATTAGGTGCTGGTTTATATCTTAAAACCCACTTTGATACTCACGGTAGATTAGTTACTACTATCATTAATGATATTTGTGCAAATATCGGTGTAAACTATGATGCTGTTGATGTTAATAGTATTTATAACATATGGAAAAAGTATGAACTTAATAATGATGAAAAACCTGTCTATGATGACATTCTTCAAATTTTTTTAACATCAAGTGGTCGTAGAAATGGTTTTTATAAATTTAAATCTGTAGATGGTAAGTACTTAAGATTATCATTCGGATTTAAGCAACAAGGAAAGGAAGCAGCTGCCGCTGGTATGGAACCTAGAAATTTCATGCTTTATAAAAGAGCTGCTATGGAAATTACTGGAATGTTTAAAACTTTAATGAGTTATAATAAAGGTATGGCTCAATATGGTCGTATTACAGATATACCTATATGTAATTATTACATACCAAATGATTGGACTACATGTCTTCAAACTAGACTAGGATATGTTTATGATGCTACTAGTAAAGAGAGTAACCATGAAGTTAAAGCTTCTGATCTTGTAGATGATAATGCTAAGCGTGTATTAGTTGCGACTATAAAGAATTATGGTTTTGAAAAACATCATATAAGTAATTTCTTAATGTTTATGGATGACAAAGGTATGATACAAGGTGGAAAGATGAGAAAATCATTTGTTGATAACGTAGTTAGAGATTTCTTCTCTGTTAAATTTGCTACAGATAAGAAAACTAAAGCTCTAGTTACGCCAACATCTTATAGTAATATTTTTAATACAGATACTAATACTATTATGGACAAAGTATTAGAAAGTATGTCAAAATGGTTAGAATCTAGTAAATATTATGTACATGGACAAGTGTATAAAGAAAGTATAACTGATTATAAACCACTTAAAGTTGGAAATAGTATCATACTAGGTTCATGGAATAATATATTATTTGATAAAGTTGAAGGTTCTGCTCCTAGGGTAGAGCTAATAGGACGTGGAGGTAAGAAATGAGTGAAGGAATATTTGAAACTATAGAACAAGTTCAATCAGAATTAAAAAATAATAAAGAAGAAGTTGCTACTGAAGCTGTTGCTGCGCATGCTCCATTAGGTGTTGATGAAAATATAATACCAGTATTGGCTAATGCATGTGCTAAATATATGAAAGGTCTTAAAGGAAATGATGAGTATGACAATTTCCAAAAAGGAAAAGACTTATTAGAAGCTGGAGATATAGTAAAATGGTTTGAAATGAATATATCATTTGATAAATTATTCTATTCAGACAGAGATAAATGTATAGTTTTACTATGTGATGCTAAATGGGACCCAGAACATGGAATCGGAATATCATTAAAGAATTTCAGTGTTGGTCCACAAGATTCATTTTTATAGAATAAACTTAACACGTCCTTCGGGACGTGTTTTATGTACCGCAAAATTTCAATAAAAGGAGATTAATATGTATTTTGATTTTAAAAAAGATAGAAGAAGTATGACATTTATAGCAAAGTTATATAAAATTAAACTTATTCCAAAAGAACGTATAGCTAGAAAAGCAGTATGTGATATCGTTAATAATTTAATGAAAGAAAATAATAAAACTGATACAAGGTTTCGTAATATAAAATCGTTTATTACATATTATGATAATAAAACTGGTAATATAACTCTTAAAGCGGTCGCTATAAATATGAGGCTAAATGCTAGATGGGGATATAGAGAAATTGGGTCTTGGTGTTATAATAATAGTAGATTTGTAAGACAAAATGGATTATTTATACAAGAATGGTTTAAAAATAATGAAATAAGTAAGTTCTATGATATGAAAGTGGTTAGGGTTTATAATTTAACAACAGAATGGAAATTAGAAGAATCTACAGAAAAGCAATTTGAAGATTTAAACTACTACGATATAGCTCCTAGATTAGTTAAATATTTTAAAGATAAAGATTTCTGGAGTAAATATCGTAATGTAGTAATAAAAAATAAGAGATATTTTGATATATCTTTACCAAACTTTATGTATGCATTTAATATGAATATATCTGACTATTTATATAAATATAGATGGAAAACTTTTGAGGATTTAAGTAGAGAGTTTCCAGTGGATTTCTATAAAAGAAAAATGAGCGGTTCTGATATGAAAGGTTTAATAGAACGTGCAGAGATGGAATTTCAATTTTCTAGAAAAGAGAATGAGCTTGTAACATTTACTAAACAGTTGACAATAAGAGGACTATTTAATATATCTACTGCTGAATGGAGTATAATAAATCATAGAATTAAATATTATGATAACGAGGAAGAATATAACGGATTTAAACATAACTTACATTATAGTTCTTATGAAAATTATAGTAAGGATATAATAGATCATTATATTTGGTTATCTGATATGTTTAATTTTACTGGATATGATCAAATAATATTGAAAGGGGAATAGAATATGAATGAGTTGCTGATATTTAAAATAAATTCCAGCTTAGATCTTGATGTTTATTATAAAGATAGAGACATGAAAGATTTTGTAGTCGTTAGCCGTGTAAAATATGAAACAGATAAACATTTACTACATGGTGACGCAGAAATTAATTCTAATATACTAGAATACCTAATATCAAATGAATTCCCTAGATTAAAAGATGTTAGACATGAACTATGTGGATTTATATCATTTTTACATAATACTGAAGATGATTATAGACGTGTTACATTAGATGATTTTATGTCAAAGTATAGAGATAGAACATTAGGCATAGGAGATTCACATATATTAGAGTTTAATAAAGAGCGGTTCATATCTAAAACATATTTTAAGTTTAAATTCAATAAAAATAAAACAGCAGTTATATTATGTTATGAAAATATTGATAATATAAATATTCCCTTAATTGAATGTAGTTTATCTAACTATATTAATAAAAAATATACAATAAATTCGACAAAATTACAAAGAGATATTGATAGTAATAAACTAAATATTAACACTGAATCAATTGTTGATAGCCTTAGAATAATAATTAATGATGATGATATGAAATATATGTCAACATTACCGGTGTTGGAATATAACGATGTAACAGTATCTAAAATAGTTAATATACCAATATATAATATTTTAAAGAAATAGGAGGTTGAGTATGAATAGATTTGAAATGTATATGGATAGAAATGCTTTATTTTTAAAAGTGTATAAAGGGGATAGTATACCAAAAATATGTATCTGGGGTAATGATGAATATGAGGAAAAATGTAGTTATACTGGAGAAATGAAAGCTCATTATATATTAAATTACCTATCTAATTCAAAAAGTTTAAAATCTAGAAATATAGCAAGATATATTATGAATTATGATTATAGTACATTTGAAAAATATATAAATCTAGTAGCATCAGATGATAGTATTAACCGTGATATTATGTATGTTAAACCTTATATTAGTGAGAAATATAAATGTTCGGTTATATTTGAGTCTTTACATACAGCAGTTAATACTTATGTGCGTATAGAACATGAATCTGGAAATGATTATACTGATCTTAGAGTATCTTGGATTCCTAAAGAAAATGTTAGACATATATATGGTAATGTTAATACAACCATAGAAGATGACATTGGTGGTAAGAATGCAGATGAATTCAGTAATAATCTTACTGGTAAAATTTATAATAATATATATTCTACAGTTGGTTTAAAGTTTACAAAAGATCTTGTAAAATTTATTATAGATAAATTTAATGAACTTAATGTATTAAATTTTAGTGAAGATGCTAAAATTATATTACCATTTCATGATGATATTGAAAATTATTGAAAGAGGTAACATTTATGATATTTGATAATATAGAGAAATATAATGGAGGTAACGACAATGAATGATATCGTAACTATTTTTGATAAACCAATATTTTTATGCGTGATTGAAACTGGACATTTGGCTATATATTATTCTAGTAAGAAAAGAACTGCTAATATAGCATATATTAAAAGAAATCTTCCTATATCAACAATTGATGATTTAATGAAAGAGTTTGAATATGATGATTTTGAGGAAAGATTATTTAAAGTATTAGCATCTGAGAATAAAGAAAGATTTGAGTTATTTCTTAAAATGGCTCAATTAAATATTGATAATAATTACCCAGATAAATATTTAAATTTTAGTTATATTATACCTATCAATGAGTACATTGCACAATCGTTAAATATTGTATATACAATTGAAAAAGATAATAATAAGAACACAGTAAAGGTTGATTTAGTTCTTAGTAATGAGAAAACTGGGGATTTTAATATACCAATACATACATTTACGTTAGATGATAAATTAGATTATGAATTAAAATATTTATTACCTACTGTAGGTGATATTATTAAAGCAAATGTAAGAAATAAAATAGGTAAAACATTGAGTGATGAGTATATTATCAAAGTATGGAATTATATTAAGAATGGAGTTCTTTTATTTAGTAGAAGAGATTATATACTACCTGGGTCTAAATTAGTTGAACTTGTAACAGACGATATTTCGGAAGGAGAATTAAGATAATGGATATAAAAAGAGAATATAGTTTACGTGTTAGTAAAGATTACAATGAAGTAGATGGTGTTGATCGTTTAGGTCATTCAATTTGGTTTAATCATAAAGATAGTGATATATCTGAATCTGCATATTTTGTACTTGGTGATAAAGAACCGTTTGTTAAAGCAATATTTGATGTTAATCATAATAATCCATCAAATAAAGTACCATATTATAGCATATTTAAAGAAGCTTTAGACTATATATCTAAAGTATTCTTTCAAGATAAAGATGTTCTAGTTGCATTTGAAGGATTACCATTTAATGCCAAATACGCATTACATAATTATGCTATAGCATATATAGCTTTATACTCATGGATGGAATTATCTAAAGACTTTGAAGCTCAAAATAAAAAGATGTGGCTTGATGGTATAGAATACCTAGATGAAGTATATATTAATGAATTTATTGATAAGATACTTGCAGATGAAACTGAGTGTGTATGTGATGTAAATCTATATACAATATTCCATGACAAAATGACATCTAAAGATTTAAAACCATCAGATGCAGCTATCGTTAATAATATAGTAGATGAATTTGTTAAAGCTGTTAATGATACTATATTTGTATCAGATGAAGAAATGAATGAACTTAGAGATATGCATGAACTAACTGAAGCACTAGATTCATTAACAGAAGGTATGAGTAGTGGTGATGTGTTAGTTATTAAAGGTAAATCTGATGATGATAAAGAAGAACCTGAAACACCAATTAATTAACATTTTCGTTAATTACATATAATATAGTAGTATAATCAATTATAAAGCGTTTATATACTGTTTATAGACGTTCTATAGTATATAGCTATAATTTATATATTAATATTATAGAATCGCTTATAGATACCTATAAACGCTTTAAAATACAAATATAAAGGAGTGAAAATTGTATGAGTGAAAACAAGTACACATCTGAAAACATCAAAGTTTTCGAAGATCTGCAGGGTATACGGCATAGACCTAATATGTATATCGGAAATACATTGGAAAATGGTCTAATCCAATGTCTTACAGAAGTATTCGTAAACTCCATTGATGAAGTAGGGTCAGGACATGGGGATGTAGTAAAAATCAAACTATTAAACCCAATTGGATTTGAACTTTCCGACAATGGGCGTGGAATGCCAATAGACCCATACCAAAATACTGGTATTCCGACAGTAACTATTCTATTTACTAAACCACATAGTGGAGGTAAAATGGAAGCTAATGTAAACTATAAGAATGCAATTGGTCAAAATGGGATTGGATGTAAAATAATTAATGCTCTGTCTGAGAAAACTACAGTAGAAATTACTCGTAATAATGTAGTTTACCAGCAAACATTTAGCAGAGGTTATGAAACATCTAAGCTTACAAAAATTGATAAAATCCCAGAATACTCGTCTGGAACTAAGATTACTTGGATACCAGATAACCAAATATTTAAAGAAGTTATCGAATATAATTACAATAAGGTTAAAGATATGGTACAAACTCAAGCATATCTAAATCCAGGTAATAAATTTATACTTTCTGATGAAAGAACTAATAAAAAGGAAGAAATAAAGTCAGAAAACGGACTATTTGATATGATGAAGGCCAGACTTGGCGATGACAAGCCGCTATTTAAGCCAATTCATATAATTGCAGAAAATGATAAATACTTTATAGAAGCAATCTTTACATATACAGATAATAGCTACGAAGATATGATTTCATATGTAAACTCTGCTCATATGCCAGAAGGCGGGTCTCATGTTCAAGCATTCCGTGGAGGATTCACTCGTGCTATTAATGATATTAGTAGACAAAATGGATTCCTTAAAGATAAAGATGCTAATATTGGAGGTAATGAACTTAGGGAAGGACTTAGTTGTATTATAAGTTTTAAAATGAATGAACCTCCATTTGAGAACCAAACTAAGACTAAACTTAGTGCTCCAGATATTATCCCATTTGTACAAGAAATAGTGTATAATAAGCTAATAGCATGGGCAAGTGATAAACCAAAAGAAACTAAGGTATTAGTTGATAGAATCTTGCTTACTAGAAGAATTAAAGAAGCTAGTAAGAAAGCTAGAGAAATGGTTCTTGGAACAAAAGCAGCAAAGAAAAGCAACTTAATATTAACTGATAGTAAGCTTGCACATTGTGTTAGTAAGAAACCAGAAGAATGTGAATTGTTCATAGTTGAGGGAAAGTAAAAACTTCAAATCTATCCTATTCCCCTCATTAAATCTCTCTAATTGCGGGAAACTACCGTTGTAAAGATATAGCTACTACTTATACGTAGAAATATAGTATAAAACTACAACCGTAATAGTGGTAAGTAGCATAGTGAAAACGTTATATTATAGGTACAATCAGCGCAGCAAAGTTTTATAATTTACGTAATTTAAAATAATTTAAAAGGAGGTGTAAATATGCCATTAGGTAAATCTCCACCAAATAAACGAAAAAATTTAAGAAAAGAATTAATGGGTAAAGTATTTAATCTTAAAAACTTTGATGAACCTTTAACCGTTATTGGAGTTAAGTTTAGATATACAGATAAATGGAAAAGAGTGGTATATGTTAAATTTAGATATTCTAATAAATATGAGACTATTGAAGCATGGTATAGATATGATGAGGTGCTTAGAGATCATGTTGAAAATTATCTTAAATTAGGAAAATGGGATCAATATAGAGGTAAACCAAATCCAAAATTAAAATCAAATGCATATATACATAATCTATGGAGACATATTCATGAAAGATGTAATTCTAATAAAGTTTATGAAAAAGTTACTGTTTGTAAAGAATGGTTAAACTATTATAAATTTTTAGAATGGGTTTGGTCTAATAAGTCTAATTATAACCCAGATGAATATCAGCAAATAGATAAAGATATATTACAATGGAATTCTGAATATAAAGTATATAGTCCAGATACATGTATATTTATACCGACATATTTAAATAAGTATCTTTACCTAAGAAAGTTTCACTGTCGAAGGTATTCAGTTCGTACTGAAAATAACTTTGATATTGCAACCCTTTGAGTATAGATACTTGCAGATTTACAAACGGACGCAAGTTGAGAGTGTGTTGCTTTTGGTGTTCCTGCGCTATAGATTCCAATAAATTGAAGCTATAGGAGCGGAAAGCATCGTTGCCGGCAATTTGTTCTAAAATATGACCATTGATAGGGGCTACTAAATTGAACCCTGCATACGGATTGGTACCTAATACTGAGGTGTAACGAGCTTGCCCCAGCGGATTGATATAGCTGTAGCGCATTGGTTCGGCTACAGCATCAATAGCAGTATATCTGCCATTCAGTCCTATGGTGCTTTTTAGCCAAGGGGTAAGCTGATAAGTGTTTTTTAAATAGAGGTTGAGTGCA